CCATACTCACATCCGATAACGTCCCCCATCTCACGAAACACCATCCCAGGGGGGACCATGCGCCACACCCGCACGACCACACTCGCCGCACTCACCGCCGCCACCCTGCTCGCCCTCACCGCCTGCACCCCGGAAGAAAGCGTCAACACCACACCCAAGGCCGGCACCTCCAAGTCCGCGAAGAAGACCACCGAGGACAAGACCGACGACGCGCCCGCCAAGAAGACAGCGGCCGTCGGCGACACCCTCACCCTCAAGGGGATGGAGAACGGCGAGCAGCTCGATGTCACCCTGAAGAAGTGGCTGCCGACCGCCGAGCCGGGCACGGAGTTCGACATCCCGCAGGACGGGAAGCGGTGGGCGGCCGCGCAGTTCGAGCTGGTGAACACCGGCAGCAAGGTGTACGCCGACTCCCCGCAGAACGGGGCGAAGGCCGCCGACTCACAGGGGCAGCGGTTCGACTCGTGGTTCGGGGAGATCAAAGCCGGTCCGTCGATGTCGTCGGACGTGAGCCTGCCGAACGGCGAGAAGGCGCTGGGGTGGATCGTGTTCGAGGTCCCGAAGGACTCGAAGATCGTGTCCGTGCAGTTCGGCATGAACTCCGGGTTCTCAGACCAGACCGGGCAGTGGGCCGTGAAGTAGGTTCGGGGCACGGCCCGGCCAACTGATGGCCGGGCCGCTGCTAGAGAGGGGACCTCGTGGGCATCGTCGAATTCCTGCGCGCACGCTACGTCGAAGCCCGCAACGCCGAAGAGGGAAAGCGGCGCATCATCCCAAGCCCGTTCGACGGCCACGACACGGAATTCGTGCGCGACGCAGACGGCACCCGACTCCTCGTCGATGGGCACCCGTACCCGATCGAGGAGTACCAGAAGATCGCGACCGCACCCGCCGCCGATCAGTTCGTGCTTGATGACCTCGACGCCAAGCTCGCCATCGTGGAGACCTACGCCACGACCGCCCGCCTCCGTGACGAAGCCGCTGCCCGCATCAAGGCAGCGGAGGCGGCGGGTGAGCGCCCCTCTGTGAACGATCTCGATACGTGGAACCGCGCGCAGCGGGAAGCCGGGATCCTGGAGATCCCTGTGCGTCTTCTCGCCCGTCCGCACCGAGCGAACCCGGACTTCGATGCCGCGTGGCTGGAGGACTGAACCCGGAAGATCACCCCCGGGGCGCCTGCAAGACTGGATGCATGAGCGCCCCGGCTGCCTCGGACGGCACCCACTTCTGGTTCATGTCCCTCTACCTGGCAACGCCCGAAGGCTTCGCCTTCTACCGCCGGACAGGCACCTATACGCCCAACCCGGGTGGCACACGCACCGCCGCCTTCGAAAAACTCCTCGATCATGTGAAGGAGAAGAGCCCCGAGTTGCAGGGTGCTGTCGTCGTCGCCTTCGATATGCAGCCCAACGCACTGTAGGCGCCGGAAGATCACCGCCGCGCGCCGGGCCACAATCACCCCATGAGCAGCTACCCGGCGCGCTGCCCCGCCCGCAACCTCAACGGCCGCCCCTGCGCCAACCCCGCCGGACAAGGCACCCGCCACCCAGGCCTAGGCACCTGCATCTGGCACCGAGGCGGACAACAACACGCCGAGGAGGCATGGGCCATGGCACAAGAACTCGCCGCCGAACGCGACATCACCCCACACGAGGCGTTGCTCAGCCTCGTGCGAACCGCCGCCGCCCGCGCCGCCTGGACCGACAACATCATCTTCCAGCAGCTCCGCGACCACGTCGACAACGGCGGCGACCCGCTGAAACCGCCGACCGAACTCGCGCCGTGGCTGAAGCAGTCCCGCGAAGAACGCAAACTCGCCGCCGCCACCGCCAAGCAAGCCGTCGACGCCGGCGTCATGGCCGCCCTCGAACGCCGCCTCGACCTCGAAGGCGAGTTGGTGGCGAACGCGCTCGGCGCTGCGCTCGATGCGCTCGACCTGCCGCACGAGCAGCGCGTTGCAGCATTGGAGGCGGCGCAGGGGCGCTTGTTGGAGGCGGGCTGACGGTACCTCCGGGAAAATGGAGACCCAAGTTCCGGTCTGGTCAAAGGAGACCCCCGTGATAAAGGTCTGCACCACCCTCGAATCCGGCGCCGAAGTCTGCACCACCATCGACCTCGCCCACGACGCCGCATCCCGCGCCTACACCACCACCCTCGGCAACGGCAACGACGCCAGCTTCACCATCGGCCACAACCTCGACAGCCTCGACGTACTGCCCGTCGTCCGCGACGTCGCCACCGGCGCCCTCACCGTCGCCACCCCCACCGTGACCGCCGTGGACGCCAACAGCGTCCGCCTGGACTTCCCCGCCGCGCCCACCGCAGGGCAGTTCCAGGTGACGCTCCTCGCCGTCACCCCGTCCGTCTGACAGGGGCAGCACCCTCCGCGCGGGGCGGCAGTCTCCTCCTCGGCTGCCGCCCCCCGCCGGCGCCCGGAATGATCACCCGGAGGTCGCTGGCACCCTGCCGCGCATGCGCATCCTCCTCACCGGCGCGGCGGGGTTCGTCGGCTCCCACGTCCTCGCCCACCTCCTCGCCCACACCGACGCCCACATCGTCTGCCCGTGGACGCTCCGCCACCACGGCAACAGCCAACGCCTCGCCGCCGCCATCGACCAGGCGCCCGAGCCCGGCGCCTGGAACAACCGCGTCACAACCGTCATGCACGACCTCGCCACCCCGATGCCGGCCACGCTCGTCGACGAGATCGGGCCCGTCGACTACGTGCTGAACATTGCCTCCGAGTCCCACGTCGACCGCTCCATCTCCGAGCCGGCGGCGTTCATCCGGAACAACGTCGAGCTGGCGTTGAACATCCTCGACTACGCCCGGCAGGTGCGGCCGCGGATGGTGCTGCACATGGGCACCGATGAGGAGTACGGACCCGCGTACGGGGACTACAAGCACCGCGAGTGGGACACCGTCCTCCCCTCCAACCCGTACAGCGCGTCGAAGGCGGCGCAGTCCGCGATCGCTACCTCCTACTGGCGGACGTACGGCGTTCCGGTCGTACTGACGCGGACGATGAACCTGATCGCTCCGGGCCAGGACGCGGAAAAGTTCGTGCCCACCGTGATCCGGAAGATCCTCGCCGGGGAGACAGTCCAGATCCACGCCAGCCCCGAAGGAATCCCCGGTTCCCGGCACTGGATCGACGCGCGGGAGTTCGGCGCGGCGTGGCTGCACCTGCTGAACACGGTCGAGCCGGAGATGTACCCCGAGTACGACCGGCCCAGCATGTTCCACGTCGTCGGCGAGGAACGCTCCAACCTGCACATCGCGCAGACCATCGCGGACATCCTCGGCAAGCCGCTGCACTACGAGCTGGTCTCCTTCCACTCCAGCCGGCCAGGCCACGACCTGAGGTATGCGCTGGACGGGTCGAAGCTCGCGGAGGCGGGGTGGACGCCGGGTCGTCCGTTGGAGGAGACGCTGACGGACATCGTGAAGTGGTACACGGACCACCCGGCTTGGCTCGCCGCGTGAGCTCGGCCACGCCCAACCGCGGCGCTTCCGGGCAGAACGCTCTCCAGGCCCTTTCGGCAGCCGAGACCGAACTGAAAGTGATGCCCGGTGGGAACATCGGCACGGACGTGATGATGGCGCACTCGGCCAAGGCCCAAGTCTTCGCCACCGCCGCCATCGTCCACGCGCTCCTGGAGATCGGCGACGTGCTGCGCGCGGCCGTTGCCGAGAGCGGGGACGCACCGTGAGCACACCGTTCCGAGCCGCTGTGATCCCGACCCGCAACCGGCATGACCTGCTCGCCGACTGCATCAACAGCGTGGTGGACCAAGTCGACCGGGTCATCGTCATCGACAACCTCTCGGATCCCCCGATCGAGCCGGAGCCGTGGGACGGCAAGGTCGGCGTCGCCGCACTGCCGATCGACCCACCCAACATCAGCACCCTCTGGAACGTCGGACTCGCGCTCGCCGACGCGTCCGCCCGCCGGGCCGGTGCTGAGGCGTGGGACATCGCCGTCCTCAACTCCGACGTCGTCCTCCCCACCGGCTGGATCGGCGCCCTGTCGGTCGCGATGCGTTCCACCACCGCGGTCCTCGCCTACCCCGACCAGCATGGCGGCCAGCAGCAGATCCTCCACACGAAATCCGGGCCCGTCGACTTGCGAACAAGGCTTACCGGATACGCATTTCTGATGCGGGGCGAAAAAGCCTTGAGATTCGATGAGTCAATGGCCTGGTGGTATTCTGACGATGACATTTTCTGGAGAGGCGCCGAAATGGGAGGCGCTCTCCTTGTCCCGGGTTTGGCAGTTGATCATCGCTGCCCAAATGGGTCCATGTACGAACGCCCTGAACTCCAGGTGCAGGCAGGACTCGACCGGGAAACGTTCATCGCGAAATGGGGGCGACCGCCATGGTGATTCGTTGCGCCGAGGAAGACTGCGAAAAGAAGGCGCGCACGCGAGGGCTGTGCAATGCACACTACGAATACGGGCGCCGTCGTGGGCAGTTTGACGGAGTCCTCAGCCCCAAGCAAGACGTAGAGAGGCGGTACCAGTCCAAGGTAGATCGGAGCGGTGGACCCGACGCCTGCCATCCATGGACTGCATCGGTCAACGAGCACGGCTATGGGAACTTCCGTGCCGATGGCCGAATGAACCTTGCCCACCGATGGGCCTACGCAAAATTCGTCGCGCCGTTGCGTGATGAGGAAGTAGTCCGCCATTCCTGCGACAACCCTCCGTGCCAGAACCTGCGGCACCTGCTCCCGGGCTCAATGAAGGACAACGTCCGCGACATGTTCGAGCGCGGTCGCTCTTACGACCGGAGGGGCGTCGGTAACTCGCGGGCGAAGCTCACGGAAAAGGAGGTCCTGGAAATCAGGTCCAGCCGTGAAGCGACAACGGTGCTGGCAGAACGCTACGGCGTCTCGACGCAACTCATCAGCACGATCAAGCTGCGCCAGACGTGGTCGCACCTATGAGAGGAATCTCGTGAAGATCGCAATCACCGGGGGCAACGGCTTCCTCGGCCAAGCCGCCCTCGCCGCCGCCGAGAAAGCCGGGCACGCCGCATGGTCCTTCGACCGGGCACACGGCGACGACATCCTCGGCTCCCTCGACGGCCTCCACGAAGCCGACACCGTCATCCACCTCGCCGGGATGCTCGGCACCAGCGAACTGTTCGACGCCCCCGAAGGCGCCGTCCACGCCAACGTCATCGGCACCCTCCGCATCCTGCGCTGGTGCCACGACAACAACGCCGCCTACGTCGGCATCGGCATGCCCGACGCGTTCCCGTCGGTGTACACGGCGACGAAGATGTGCGCCGCCCGCCTCGCCACCGCCTGGCACAAGGCCTACGGGCTCCGCGTCGCCCACGTCCGCGCGTTCAATGCCTACGGCGCCGGCCAGAAGTACGGGCCTGGGCACCCGCAGAAGATCCTCCCCACGTTCGCCCGCGCCGCGTGGTCTGGTCAGCCGTTGCCGGTGTGGGGTGACGGCGAGCAGACGATGGACCTGGTGCACGCCGACGACGTGGGCCGCATGCTCGTCGACGCCGCAACTCATGGGGACGACGTCACGTTCGACGCCGGCACCGGTGTAGCGGTCACGGTGAACGAGTTCGCTCAGATGGTGCTGGACATCACCGGGTCTCGGGCCGGGGTGGAGCATCTGCCGATGCGGACGGGCGAGACGCCGACGCGGATTGTCGCGGAGGGCGATGGCTGGGACCGCCTGGATTGGAAGCCGGAACACGATTGGGCGCGCGTGGCGCAGGCGGTGGAGTGGTATCGGTCCACGGTATGAGCGACATTGCGCTGATCACCGCGATCTACGACTCGTACGACGAGCTGAAGCCGACGATGCCACAGCGCGGCGTGAGTGTGGACTGGGTTCTCGTCACCGACGACGAGACCCTCAAGGACGAGACCACCGTGCGGGGCTGGCGGGTGGTGTACGAGCCGCGCCCGGGCGTTCATCCGAACCGGGCGGCGAAGCATCCGAAGTACGAGCCGTGGAAGTACACCGACGCTGAGGCTTCGGTGTGGGTGGATGCGTCGTTCCGGATCGTGTCCGAGAAGCTCGCCGTGGAGGCTCTGTCGTTCGCGGATCCGATTGCCCAGTTCGCGCACCCGTGGCGGGACTGCCTGTACGCGGAGGCCAAGGAGTCGGCGGGGCTGGCGAAGTACGACGGCGAGCCGGTGCTGACGCAGGCCGAGTGCTATCGGGAGTCCGGGCATCCGGAGGGGTGGGGGTTGTGGGCGACGGGGTTCATTGCCCGTCAGCACACGGAGTCGGTGCGGGCGCTTGGTGAGTTGTGGCTGGAGGAGACGTACCGCTGGTCGTTTCAGGATCAGATCTCTCAGCCGTATGCCCTGCGGAAGGTGGGGCTTCGTCCGGCGGTACTGCCGGGGAATCATCTGGCCACGCCGTGGCTGGCTTATGAGGGGAGCGCGAGACACGGATGACGAGCATTGAGATAGGTGGCGGCCACCTCGTCCAGGCCGGGTGGACGAACCTCGACCCGACCCACGGCGTCGGCGACTGGAAGCGTCCCGCGCAGGTCGTACCGTGGCCTGCTGCGGACGGCAGCGTGCAGGCGATCCGCGCCTCGCACGTGATGGAGCACATCCCGGCCGGGCAGCCCCGCATCGATGTGATGAACGAGGCGCACCGTGTCCTCAAGCCGGGCGGCGTGTTCGAGATCCGCGTGCCGAACGCGCTCAGCGGGACGTGGCACGCGTTCGCCGACCCGACGCACGTCAGCTTCTGGTGCCTGGCGTCGTTCCACTACTTCGACGGCAGCTTCGCGGCGAACGCCGACTACGGGATCCGGTACTGGACCACGCACGAGCTGCTGATCCAGGGCGACAACGAAATCCTCTGGAAGGGCACACCGCGATGACCGCGCCGGTCGGCTGGGGGCACGGATCCTGGGTGCTGCGCGCCAAGCTCCTCGCACTCGGCGTCCCGGAAGACGAGGCGATCAATCTGATGAACGGACACGCGCACGACCTCGCGGAGAGGATCCGGGATAACGGGCTGCCAGCCAACTACGTCGACACCTTCCAGAACGGCGCCGACTGGGGTGCCGACCTCATCGACCCCGAGGCAGCGGGACCATGAAGCCGGGTGTCACCGTCGTCACGCCCTTTCACGAGCAGCGGCGCGCGAACGGAATGCTGGAGCGCGCCGCCCGCTCCGTCCGCGCCCAGACCGTCCCCGTTGAGCACATCCTCGCCGAGGACATCCACCACCTCGGCGCAGCCATCACCCGCGCCCACGGCCTCCACCTCGTCCAGACCGAGTGGACCGCGTTCCTCGACTCGGACGACGAGCTGGACGCCGACCACATCGAGCAGCTCCTCGCCTGCGCGGCCGACACCGGGGCGGACTACGTGTACCCGTGGTTCCGCGTCGTCGGCGGCACCGACCCGTTCCCGATGTTCTACGGCAAGCCCTTCGACCCCGAGTGCCCGAACTCCACCACCATCACGATCCTCGTACGTACCGAACTCGCGAAGCAGGTCGGGTTCGCCGCCGACCCCACAGTCCAAGTCGCGGGCGAAGACTTCCTCTTCACAAAGGGCTGCATCGCCGCCGGAGCGAAGATCGTTCACCTGCCCCGTAGGAGCTGGACGTGGCACCACGGATCTCACAACAGCTCTGGCCTCCCCGACAGGGGCGACGCACGCCGTCGCTGAGTGGCGCCCCTATGCGCTTCTCCCCGGGGGCGCCTACGGGTCAATGGGGCACACACAGCCCTGGCGCACGGGCAGCATACGAGGGAACCACCAGGCGCCGTTCCGGAAGCCGACGCCCCCACCACCGGTGACAATCCGGCCATGGGAACCGACGACCGGGCAACAGTGGCAGCACGCGCCGCCGCCCTCCTCGGCGCCCAACTCAAACCCCGCTGGCAGCCACAACCCCACCAAATCCCACCCGACGGCAACTGGACAGGCTGGCTGTTGATGGCCGGACGAGGTGCCGGGAAGTCGAAGGCGTGCGCCGAGTACGTACGCCAGCACGTCAACGGACCACCCTGCCTCCCCGGCCCGGTGCCGCACTGGATCGCGATCATCGCCCCGACCCTCGGTGACGGCGTCACCTCCATGTACGAAGGCCCCGGCGGCATCCGCAACGCCGACCCCGGAGCACGCCTCGTCCAAGCCCCCGGCGGAATGGTCATCCGCTGGCCCAACGGATCCCAGGCGAAGATGTACGGCTCGCATACGCCCGAGGACGTCGAACGCCTCCGCGCCGGCGGTAACTCGTGCCTCGCCGTGCTGGAAGAGTTCGCGACCTGGCGGTACATGGAACAGACCTACGACCAACTCCGGTTCGGCCTCCGCTCCGGCAGCCGCCCGCACTGGATCGCCGCCACCACCCCCAAGCCGCGCCCGCTGCTCAAGCGGATGATCAGCGGCGACATCCCCGGCATCGTGCACACCCACGCCACGATGTACGACAACCCCCACCTCGAACAGACCGTCAAAGACGCCCTGGAGGACACGTACGCGGGCACCGACATTGGTGCGCAGGAACTCCACGGCCGCCTGATCGACGAGGTGTCCGAGGCACTGTGGAAACGGGCCACGCTGGAAGAGACCCGGGTACGGGCCGAGGAGGTACCGGAGCTCGCCCGAATCTCCGTGGGCGTCGACCCGTCCGGCGGTGCGGGCGAGCAGGGCATCGTCGTCGTCGGCAAGTCCGGCCTGGTGCTCCCCGGTGACGGTGGCCGGCCGCAGCATCACGGCTACGTCCTCGACGACCGGTCGTGCAAGTTGTCCCCGGACCAGTGGGGCCGTCGGGCGGTGCAGGCCGCGATCGACTGGGAAGCCGACGAGTTGACCTGTGAGGTCAACTATGGCGGGGCCATGGCCGTGGCTACGCTGCGCACGGCGGCCGAGGCGCTCGGCGTGGACATCCCCATCCGCACGGTCACGGCGACGCGCGGCAAGGTGGTGCGCGCGCAGCCGGTTGCCGCACTCGCAGCGCAGGGCCGCTGGCACATGGCCGGCGTATTCGAAGAGCTGGAGGACCAGCTCGCCACCTGGTACCCGGAACTCGGCTGGTCGCCGGACCGGCTGGACGCGATGGTGTGGCCAGCCTGGCAGATGAAGCTGGTGGGGACGGCTCCGCGTGGTCAGGGTTCGTTGGGTGGCGGGTTGGCCAGAACGCAGATCGTTGGCGGGCGTCTACGGTGACCGGCATGGAGACTTGGCTGCTGCTGCTCGTGATGTCGCTCGCGGTGTACCGGCTGACGCGGTTGGTGGTGGAGGACGTGTTCCCGCCGGTGCTGTGGCTGCGGGATCGGCTCGCGGGCGGGTGGCGTCCGCTCACCGAGGTCGAGCGGGGCCAGTTGGCTGCGGGCTCGTTGGCTTGGCCGGTGCAGACCATCGACGGCGAGGACCACCGGTACGTAGTCCGATGGCGGTGGGTGCCGCAGTGGCTCGCGGACCTGGTGTCGTGTCCGTGGTGTGCGTCGGGCTGGGTGGCGCTCGGTGTGACAGCCGGGGTGTGGGCGGTGGCGGGTCTGGCGATGCCGGTGCTGGTGTGGCTGGCAGTGTGGGCGCTCGGTGCTGTGCTCGCGGCGCAGGAGTGGGCGTAGCATCACGGTATGCCCAGGATGTACTACGTGAAGAAGCCTCTCGACCCTGCTGTCATAGAAGGACGGCGCAAGCTGAGGGCTTCTGACTTCAACGAGTTCGACGCGATCCGGTGGGACTTCAACGAGACGTCTGATGCACGTCCGCTCCGGAGTTGGGGTGGGCGTAGGAGCCCGTAGCATCAATGGGTGGTGAGAGCGGGACCTGATGGGTTCCGGGGTGGCAGAGGGCCGTTCGCGATGGGCGTCGCGGACGGCCCTTCCCCTTGCCCGGAATGATCTTCGCCGGGCTGCTCCTACCGTCACCCGCACACCCACCCCACGGGAGCAGCGGGAGCAGCAGATGGCCTGGTACCACGCCTTCAGCCGACGGCGTCCGCTGCCCACACCCACGCCCCTCCCCACCACTCCCAACGCAATCACCGCCGCCGCAGCACCCGTCGCCACCCCCCGCACTGAACTCGTACGCACCCCCGACGCCTGGCAGAACGAAGTCTGGGAGTTCTACGACACCCTCGGTGAATTCCGGTACGCCGCCGACTGGGAAGCCAACGTTCTCTCCCGTATCCGGCTGTACGCCGCACGCCTTGAACCCGGCGTTGACGAACCCGTACGCGCCGACGCCGGAACCGCCGTCGACCTCATGACCAAATTCGCTGGGGGCGTCGGCGGACAAGCCCAGATCATGGCCGGACTCGCCACGCAACTCGCCGTCCCTGGCGAGGGATACCTCATCGTCGAGAACGCCAACGGCATCGAACAATGGGCCGTCCGCTCCATCGACGAAGTCCGCGCAGCACGCGGCAAGTACGAAGTCATCGACGAGAACAACCCACGCGGCGGCGACCAATGGCGGCCGCTCGCCGCCGACTCCCTCGCACCGATCCGGGTATGGCGGCCGAACAAGCGGTTCCATCACCGTGCCGACAGTGCGGCCCGCGCCGCGCGGGCGACGATGCGGGAACTGGAACTCGTCAACCGGCACATCACGGCCCAGTACCTCAGCCGGTTGGCGTCGGCTGGGGTGGTCATCTTTCCCGACGAGATCACGTTCCCCGTGCGTGAGGAGTTCGCCGACGCGCCCGATCCGTTCATGGCCGAGTGGATCGAGAACGCGAAGACCGCGATTTCCACCCCTGGAACTGCGGCCGCCGTGGTGCCCATGCCCATCCGCGTGCCGGGCGAGTACGTCGACAAGATCGCGCACATCGACTTCACGCTGCGCTCCGACGACAAGATCATTGAGAAGCGGGACAGCTGCATCAAACGCCTCGCCTCCCAGCTCAACGTCCCACCTGAAGTGCTGCTGGGAATGTCCGATCTGAACCATTGGAACGCCTGGCTCAGCGACGAAACCAACCTCAAGGTCAACACCGCACCAGACGCCGAACTCATCGCTCAGGCACTCACCACCGGCTACCTGCAGCCCCGCCTCAAAGCGTCGAACGTGGAGGACTGGGCGAACTGGGTCGTCTGGTACGACATGAGCGAACTGGCACTCCGCCCGGACCGCAGCGACGACGCGATCCAGCTGTACGACCGGCTGGAGATCAACGGTGCCGCGCTCCGACGGGAGACCGGCTTCGACGAGGCCGACAAGCCCACCGCCGAAGAGCTGAAGGAACAGGGACTGAAGGTCATCATCAAGTCCCTGCCGTCCGGCGGCCCGTCCGCGCTCTCCGAACTCACCGGTAAGAACGTCGACATCACCACCGTCGCCCCGGCCCCGGTCAGTGATGCGCCTGCGCCCGACATCGAGCCGGAACCCTCATCGGAAGACCGGTCACCGCCGAACCAGGACGCCGCACAGGAAGCCGCCGCCGCAGCCCGCTCACAGCGGCTGATCCAGCAGTCCCAGGCCATGCACGCCGTGCGCTGGGGTGCCGGCCGGGAGCCCGAGCTGCTGCACCCGGCCCTGTGCTCCCAACACGCCTATTCGTGCCCGTTCACGCACGCTGCGATGAAGTTGGCGACGTTGCCGCGTCCGGGGACGTCAGGGGTGTATGAGGCGCGGCTGTCGCCGTTCGGCCAGCTGGTGATCGGCCAGCGCTCGCCCCATCTGGATACGTCTGCGTTTCTCACCACTGCTTCTTCTCCTCGGAGTTCGAATGGCTACGCTCACGGCCGCCGCTGACGGCTCGCACATGCAGGGCGCGATGATCGCGCTGATGCCGACTCCGGAGGATGCGGAGCGGCTGGCGATCGAGGGCGGCGAGGCTGCCGAGGATCTGCACCTGACGCTGTACTTCCTCGGCGACGACGGCACCGCGTGGACCGAGGACCAGCGCAACGAGCTCATCGGTAACCTCCGTTCGCTCGCATCCGCCGTGCCTGCCGGGCCTGTTACGGGCTTCGCGTTCGGCGCGAACCACTGGAACCCGAACAGCGACAGCCCATCGTGGGTGTGGGCCGTTGGCGACGACCGCGACCGCCCGGAGGGAACCCCGTCGCTGCTCAGCGCGAAAAGCGTTGCCACGGTCGCGCTGGAGACCTCGCACAATCTGCCAGAGCTGCCGGTACAGCACTCGCCTTGGGTGCCGCATATCTGTGCCGCGTACTCCGACGAGCTGGACCTCATCATCGCGCTGGAGGAGCGGCTAGGGCCGGTGACCTTCGACCGGATCAGGGTGGCGTTCGCCGGGGACCACACCGACATCCCCCTCGGCGAGACCGTCACTGCGGCGGCCGGCCCACTGCGTCGCCAGCCCACCGAACTGGAGATCCGCAGCCGCGTCGACTTCGCGGAGATGGACAAGGCATGGCACGACGCCGTCGACGCCACCGTCGAAGCATGGGCCGACATCCAGACCGCCCAACGCGAGCAGATCACCGCCGCCGTGCAGGCCGCCGCCGAGGCTGACGACCTCGACCGCCTGAACACTCTCACCGTCGACAGCAGCGACGGCGCCCGGCTCCTCATCGCCCGCATGATCGCCTACGCGCGGGAGGCAGGCGAGCAGCAGCAGGCCGAAGCCGAAGCCCAAGGCGTCACCGTCCCCGAATGGTCGCTGGACGACGAGGCGCTCACCGCCGCAGCGATCCGGGACCGGCTACGCCAGATCGGCCGTACAGCCGCCCGCGTGCTGGGCGTTGGTTTGGTGCAGTCCGCTGTCCGGCAGGCCATGCGCGTATGGGGCTCCGGCTCGGCGGCGCAGGTGGCCACGCAGGTGGACGAACACCTCGCCTCCCTGTCAGGTGCGGCGGTGGAAGAGCAGGTCGGGGCGGCGATGACAGCCGCTCAGAACGAAGGCCGCATGGCCGTCCTCGCGGTCGCCCCACCAGCCGAGTATGTGGCCAGCGAAGCGCTCGACAAGAACAGCTGCAAGCCCTGCCGCGACATCGACGGCACCCGCTACACCACCCTGCCCGACGCCCGCCAGGCCTACCCGACCGGCGGCTACACCGGCTGCCTCGGCGGCGCGCGCTGCAGGGGCACGCTCGTGACGGTGTGGCCGCAGGCGGACGAGCAGGCAGCAGCCGCCGGAATGATCTTGGCTGCGAACGCGGACACAATGCCGCCGCAGACCACCGAACTGGAGGACACGATGCCGTATCGCGTCGAGCAGGATCACCCGGACTGCGGCGCCGATACGCCGTGGGCTGTGGTGCAGGAAGACACCGACGAACTCATGGGCTGCCACGAAACCGAAGCCGCAGCCCTGGAACAGAAGGCCGCCCTACTCGCCGAAGAGAACGACGAGCCCGGCGACGAGGACATGGACTACGCGGGCGACACCGCCCCCTGGGAAGGCGTCCTCGCCGTCGAAGGCATCGTCACCGGCGACGGCCGCGAGTTCGCCGAAGGGGCCCTCACCTGGGCCGACCTCCCCGTCCCGCTGCGCTGGAACATCGAGGACTCTCACGGCGGCGAAGCCCGCACCAAAGCAGTGAACGTCGGCCGCATCGACAAGGTGTGGCGCGACGGCAGCAAGATCATGGGCGCCGGAGTCCTCGACCTCTCCGACGACAACGGGCGCCGCGCCTACGACAAGATCAAAGGCAAGTTCCTCCGCGGCGTCAGCATCGACGCCGACTCCATCAGCGACGCCGACGTCGAATTCGTGTGGCCCGAAGACGCCAATGCCGGCACCGAAGGCGACGACGAGGGCGACCTGCTGGAGATGCTGTTCGCGCAGCCAGAGAAGATGATTTTCCACGGCGGCCGCATCCGCGCCGCCACGTTGGTCGACATCCCCGCGTTCGCCGAGGCCTACATCGCACTCCTCGACGAAGTCGGCGCGATCGTGGCCGGCGGCCAGCCCGTCGGTGAGGCAGCGCTCCAGGTGGCGGGGCGGAAGGTGGACGAAGGCGGCACACGTACCGCCACTGCACTGCGCACCGTGACCGCTGGCGCCCCAGTCTCTCATCCCGCGATGACTGACCTGTGGAAGCCTCCCGCCGAGTGGTTCAGTGATCCGGAGTTGCCGTTCTACTGCGGCATCGTCGTCACCGATCAGGGGCGCCTGTACGGGCACGCCGCGCCATGGGGGGCCTGCCACATTGGGTTCGACGGCGAGTGCGTGACCGTCCCCCGGGAGAACGAGCACTCGCACTACATGACCGGTGAGACGGTTTGTGACGACGGGTCGCGTGTGGCGGTCGGTCAGATCACCGTCGGTACGGGGCACGCTCCGCTCCACTTCGGGGCGCAGCCTGCGGCGGAGCACTACGACAACACGGGCACGGCGGTCGCGGATGTCTCGGTCGGCAACGACAAGCACGGTATCTGGATCGCGGGTGCGATCCGTCCGAACGCTGACCCCTTGAGTGTGTACGAGCTGCGGGCGTCGGGCCGGGTGTCGGGTGACTGGCGGCGCATTGGTGGCCAGCTACGGATGGTTGGGCTGCTCGGCGTGAATGTGGCCGGGTTCCTGGAGGAGGCCAAGATGCGGACGCTGGTCTCGGCCGGGCAGCCTCAGGCGCTGGTGGCGGCTGGTGTTCCCAAGCAGCGGTGGGCCATGTCGAAGGATGAGATGGAGCGGCAGGCCGTGCGTGTTGTGATGCGGATGCTGTCGCGCCGCGTGCACCCGGGAAGGAGGTGAGCAATCGTGTGCAGCTGCAATAAGAGGCGTCGTCCGGCACCTCCGCCGCCGCCCCCTCCGAGCGTCTGACCAGTTAGTTTAAGCGGTCCGGTGAACTATTTGACGTTTGCCGGACCGTGTGCTATCAGCTAACCTCGCTGCGAATAGGCGCCAAATATGACGGGCGCACACCCCCTCTTCGCAACGGAGGACCACGTGGCAGCCGAAGAGCTCTTCAGTGCCCCGTCCGATCTCACACTCTCCAGCGACGCCGACCTCGCCGACCTCGAAGCACGCGGCGTCACCGAGTTCGAACGCGTCCGCGCCATCGACGACGTCGACCCCGAAAACCTGCAGTACGCGATGCGCCTCGCGGACGACCTCGACCGCATCCGCGCCGAGCTGAAGGTGCGTGAAGTCCGCGCCCAGGCCAACGCCGACCTCCAGCGCACCCGCGTCGGCGAGCAGCTCGCCGCCCTGGAAGAGCGCGTCAACGGCACGACCGCCGACCCGACCGCCACCGCCACCGCCGTGGTCGACACCGGCGCCATCGCCGAAGCCACCGCGCAGGGCGTCACCGCCGCGCTCGCCACCTTCATGCTCGACCGCAAGGGCAACGGCGCCGCACGCCCCGCCGAGATCGCCCGACGGGCCACCGCCTCCCTTGCCGAGACCGCCCGCCACGCCCCCGCAGCGAAGGTCCCCGAGAAGCGCCTCGCCATCACCGCATCCGTCGACATCCCCGGCGTAGCCCACGGCGGACAGCTCCCCACCTTCGACGCACTGACCGACGTCGTGACCCGCAAGGCCAAGAGCATGCCGGTGACTCGGGGCAACCCGAACAACCAGCTCGTGGCCTCGGTGAAGCACGAGTTCGAGCACACCGTCGACGAGCGCACATCCCCGGCTCAGGTCCGGGAACTGTTCGACTTCATGACGAGCCCGGAGAAGCAGCAGGCCCTCGTGGCCGGCGGTGGCTGGTGCGCACCGTCCGAGATCCGCTACGACTTCTTCAACATCGCCTGCTCGTCCGGCCTGATCGACCTGCCGACCGTCGGAGTCACCCGCGGCGGCATCCAGTTCCCCGTCTCCCCGTCGCTGGCGGACACGGTCAACTCGATCGCGTTCGGCGGGTTCGCGGTCACCTTCAACGGCGACAGCGTGCCGTGGCTGTGGACCGAGGACGACGACATCGCCGCCGCCACCGGCTCCCCGACCAAGCCGTGCGTGCGCGTCCCGTGCCCGAGCTTCGACGAGGAAAGGCTGGAGCTGTACGGCATCTGCCTCACCGCAGGCAACCTCGCCGACTCCGCCTACCCCGAGGCCACTCAGCACATGATCCGGCTGCTCATGGCCGCGCACGACCACGCCATGAACGCCCGCCTCATCGCCCTGATGGTCGCCGCGTCCAGCGCCGTCACCTCCATCACCGGGGGCGCCTCCACCGACGCGGCCGCCCCCCGCATCTACAACGCCGTCGGCCTGGCCGCGACGGACTACCGTGAGCGGTTCGGGATGTGCCTCGACGACGTCCTCGAAGTCGTCATGCCCGCCTGGGTCCGAGAGGTCATTCGCGGCGACCTCGCCTGGAAGGCCGGCGTCGAGCTGCAGGCCGTCCCGAACAGCGAGATCGACTCGTACTTCACCGCCCGCAACGTGCGCGTGCAGTGGGTCGACGACTGGCAGGTCCGCGGAACCGGCGAGTTCGGCCACTCCACCCACCTGACCGCGTGGCCGACCACCGTCGACTTCCTCATCTTCGCGGCCGGGACGTTCATCCACGGCAACGGTATGAGCCTCGACCTCGGCGTCGTCCGCGACTCCGTGCTGAACGAGACCAACGACCACACCGCCCTGTGGTCGGAGGAGGCCCACCTGGTCGCCCGTGTCGGTCACGAGTCCCGCCGCTACCGGGTCGGCTTCAACGTCAACGGCTCCACGTCGGCGCTGCACGCTGGCACTGTCCGCGTCTGACCCTCCGACAACCAGCGAGGAAGAGAGGGGTGAGCGCCGGTGGCCGGAGCACGCCAGATCGTCGACCCACCGGCGTTCAGCCCGCTGCCCTACGGGCTCTGGGATGCCGCCCAGACCCGCACCGCCGACAACCCCCACTGGCAGAACGGCGTCACCTGGATCGAGCGCTGCCCGACCGGCGACACCACCTACGACGAATGCCTCGCCGTCACCGGCACCGGCGGCCCCCCGCCCGAGCCGCCCGTCAAGACCGGCAACGTTGAGCAGACGTACCGGGGCGCCACCCCGATCACGGTGTACACCAAGTTCGACTGCAACCCCGTGGGTGTCGGCGACGCAACCGGCGTCGCCTCCGACGCACTTGCTCGCGTCGAACAGCAGCAGGTGGAGGCCGCGTTCTGGACCGGCACCGCAGGCGGCCAAGAGGTGACCTTCCCCCACCTGGCCGCCGACGCCGAGGTCGTCGACGAACAGGACATCGTCTTGCAGACCGCCGCGACCCCGGTCGTCACCGGCGCCGACGCCGCGCAGGCACTGGGCGAACTCGAAGCCGAACTCGCCGACTGCTATGGCGGACAAGGCGTCATCCATGTACCCCGCGCCGCGCTGACGACGCTGGCCGCATGGAACCTCCTCGACGAGCGGGACGGGCGCCTGTACACCACGGCCGGGAACCTCGTGGTGGCTGGCGGCGGCTACACCGGATCGAGCCCGGCCGGCGCTGCTCCGGCTGAGGGAACGGCGTGGATCTACGCGACCGGGGCCGTGTTCGGCTATCGCGGTGAGGTGCAGGTGCGCTCGCCGAGGGAGTCAATCGACCGGTCCGTGAACACCTTGAGCATGATCGCCGAACGCACGTACGTGATCGGCTTCGAGTGCTGCCTGCTGGCCGCGCACATCGTCCTGGGCGTGCCCACCGAATAGGAGATAGAACATGGCCACAGTCTCCACGTGCGCGACGCCCATCAAGGGCACGCACATGCGGATCATCGCTTTGGACGCGTGCGGGGTGCCGGTCACCGGCGCCTCTGGGCTCGTCGCCGTCTCGTCCGGTTTCGTGCAGGTCGAGATGGAGCCCGACTATGAGGACGGCGAGGAGTTCTTCGAGAGGACCGCGTCCGGTCAGCCGTGCGTGAACCAGAAGGACGACCCGACGCTGAAGCGTCTGGCGCTCACGGTGCAGATGTGTGAGGTGAACGTCAGCATGCTCGCGTTCATCCTCAGCGCCCGCGAGCTCACCACCGGCACACCAACGACCGGCACAGGATTCGCGGTCGCGGAGGGCAACCCGACGAACCGCTTCAGCCTGGAGGTGTGGCAGGAGGTCGCCGGATCGGGGGCGTGTGACGCGTCCGGGAACCAGCGGTACATCTACAACGCGTGGCCCAACGTCGGTGCGAGCCAGCTCGGCTCCTACACGATCGAGAACGCCCGCTCCACCCTGGAGTTCACGTCCGAGACACGCGGCGCCGGCGGTACGTGGGACACGCTCGTCGGCGAGGACTTCCTGCCGTCCGGGGAGACTGTCGATACCGACGAGCACTGGATCTGGAACGTGACCACGACGGCTCCGCCGACCGTGGCATGTAACCCGACGACGCTGGCCGCATAGGCCGGGCTGGTGGTCGCGGAGTTCGGTCCCTGCTCGGATTGGCCGGTTCAGTGGACGTGTGACGTGGACACCCTCAACCCGGCGGTGACCGGGGTGGCGGTGTCCATGGCCACGGAGGCTCTGTGGAGCATGACCGGTCAGCGGTTCGGGCTGTGCGAGGTGACGCTGCGCCCGTGCCGCCGTGACTGCGGGGACGGTTCGTTCTTCGACGACTTCGGACCGCCGTGGACGGGGGCGCAGTCGTATCCGCAACCTGCGCTGATCGGCGGCCAGTGGTTCAACCTCACGTGCGGGAGCTGCGCGGGCGACTGCTCGTGCAGCTCGGTATCTGAGGTGCTGCTGCCGGCGCCGGTCCTGCGGATCGTCGAGGTACTCATCGACGGGACGCCGCTCGTCACCGGGGCGTACCGGGTCGACAACAACCGGCTCCTCGTACGCACGGACGGCGGGGAGTGGCCACGCTGCAACGACCTCTCCCTGGCGGACACCGAGGTGGACACGTGGTCGGTGACGGCGGTGTACGGGGAGGAGCTGCCGGACGGTGCTGCGCTGGCTGTGGGCCAGTTGGCGTGTGAGATCGCGAAGGCTGCGGCGGGTGGTGACTGCAAGCTTCCGGCGGGGTTGCAGCAGTTGGTGCGGCAGGGCGTGACGATCTCCTATCCGGATGTGGGTGAGCTGTTCCGGAAGGGGCGGACTGGTCTGTACCTCGTCGACATGTTCGTGGCGACGTGGAATCCGAACGGGCTGCGTACACGGTCGCGCGTGTACTCGGTGGACCGGCCGTCGGTACGGAGAGCGGGGACCTGACGTGCCGATGATCTCGGGTGCGTTGAAGTGGTACACCGTAGCCACCCGGCTCCGTGATGCCGTGTTCGGTGAACTCACGACCAAGCCAGCCCGGTCGGGCGTTGTCCCCGGCCAGATCGCCTGGGACGAGTGCGACTGTGGACTACTTGCCGTGTCTGTCGCCAGGATCTTCCTTAGCGAGACGTTTCCCGACGAACTGTCCCGCCGGATCGGCAACGCGTGCGACGCGCCGTACGAGGTGGGCGAGTTCGTCATCCAGGTCATCCGCTGCGTACCCGGCGCCAGCGACCAGAGCATCGCTCCGACCGTGGCCGAGCTGGACGAGTCGGCGCAGGAGGTTCTCCGCGACGCGTACGAGATGCTGAAGGGCGCGTCGGTGCTGCTGTGTGAGATGAACCGGGACCGGGAGATCTCCGACTTCATGCTGCGCCCGCTCACCGCGCAGGGCCCGACGGGTGTCTGTGGGGGCAACGAACTGCGGGCCTACGTGGCGCTGCCGAGGAACTGAGGGAGGCCCGGTGTTCACCGTCTCCACGAGCTTCGCCCTCGACCGGACCCGCATCGAGCGGATGCTGCGTCTGCCCGGCGGCATGGTCTACCGCAACATGGAACGCCGTGTCCGCCGCGCCGAAGCCGAAGCGATCCGGGGCGCGCCCGGCAGCATGGGGACCACGATCCGAGCGCAGATCCAGCGCGGGCCCGGCGGGGAGTTCCGAGGCGTCATCCGGGTTTCCCACCCCGCCGCCATTTACGTCACTGGCGGAACGCGTCCCCACGTGATCCGTCCTCGCAGGCCGGGCGGCGTGCTTCGGTTCACGGTGAACGGGCAGGTGGTGTTCGCGCGGTACGTCAACCACCCTGGGAACAAACCCAATGACTTCCTCAGGAAGGCTCTGCGCGCGGCGCTCTGACCGCCCGGAATGATCTTCGCGGGACGGTACCTACCGTCCACACCATGACCCAGCCCATTCCCACCCCAGCCGCGCCGGTCAAGGACTTCAGCCGCAAACGCGAACGGCTGACCTTCCGCATCGACGACGACGTTTTTGAGGCCGCCACCGCCCTCCCGGGCAAGACCCTCGCACGGTTCGCCACCCGCTTCACCGACATCGAGAAGACACCCTTCGACAAGCAACTCGACGTCTTCGCCGACGCGCTGGCCATGGTCCTCCTTCCCGAGTCCAACAGCCGCTTCCAGAAACGCCTCGACGACCTAGAGAACCCCATCGAGCTGGAGCAGGCGTCCGACGTCATCACCTGGCTGCTGGAGCACTACGGGCTCCGCCCTACCGAGCCGTCCTCGGACTCGTCCACTGGGCCTGCCAGCCCGGCATCTGGCACGAGCTCGACGGACGCGCAGCCGCAGCAGGCGTCGATCCCGGCGACCTTCCAGCCGACCGGTTCCTGAACTGGATCTACGCCGAAATGGTTCAGCGCCTAGGCGTTCGCGAGAACGAGACACCCGACCGAGCCCGCAAGCGGTTCGACGGGCAACTCGGCGTGCGCAACTGGGCCATGCCCGGCACCGAGCGACAGGAGCCGGAGCCCCGCGACCCCAAGGCGCCCTGGTGGTGGGACAGCGCTGAGGACGCATCCCAGACCTTCCTCAAGTCCATGGGGGTGACCCTCACATGAGCACCCCCGCAGGCGACGGCGCCCTCGCCGGCGACGCAACCATCCGCGTCGACGGCGACACCGACCCCGCAACCCGCGCCCTCGCCCGCTTCTCCCGCGACGCCCAAGGCCGCATCCGTGACGTACGAGGACGGTTCGTCTCCGAAACCGCCCTCATCAACCGCACCATCACCAACAACACGCCCACCCTCACCATCAACACCGGGCCCGCGACGAACGCGCTCAACCAGTTCACCCGCGACGTCAACGGCCGACTCCGCGACGTCAACGGCCGCTTCGTCACCAGCGGCACCACCATCAACCAAACCCTCACCCGCGCTGCCGGAGGGGGCGACCGATTCGGCTTCAGCCTCCGCAACCTTGCGGGCGCGGCCCGCACCGCGGCCGGAATCCTCGGCAAAGTCAGCCTCGGCATCGGCGCCATCGGCGCGGCCGCCGGAACCGCCGCACCGCTGCTGGCCGGGATCGTCACCACCCTGGAGAACATCGCGCCAGCCGGAGCCGTCGCGGTCACCGGCATGCTGGCCGTAACGCAGGCTACGGCCGTAATCCGGCTCGGCATGGCCGGCGTCAGTGACGCCGCCACTGCCGCGTTCGACACCAGCGAGGCCGGAGCGAAGAAGTTCGACGAGGCGCTGAAGAAACTCGCCCCGAACGCCCGCTCGTTCGCCCTCCAGGTCAAGGAACTCCAGCCCGCATTCCAGCGCTTCCAGCAGGGCATCCAGAATCAGCTATTCGCCGGGTTCGCAGGCGAGTTGCAGCGTCTGTCCACCACGGTGATGCCGGTCGTCCGCAAGAACCTCGACGACACCGCCGTCTCCCTCAACCGCATGGCCCTCGGCGCTGGAGCGGCAGCCCGGGGTCTCGCCACGAGCGGCACCCTCGGCAAGGCCATGGCTGGCGCGAACCAGGGTCTGACCAACCTGCAGAAGATCCCGGGCCAGGTAGTCACGGCGCTGGGTCAGCTTGCCACTGCGGGTGCTCCCGCGTTCGACCGGCTGACGGCTGGAGCGGCTGGGTTCGCCACGGGGATCAGCGAGAAGCTCAACAGCGCGTTCGAGTCGGGCGCCTTGACCGACGCGGTCAACACGGCCGTCGATGTGCTGAAGGATTTGGGCACGGTCGCGGGCAACGTCTTCGGGATTCTCGGCAATGTCATGGCGCCGGTGCAGGCTGCGGGCGGTGGCTTGGTCGGGACCCTGACGGAGATCACGGGGGCACTGCGGGACGCGACGGCGACGGAGGGTTTCCAGTCTGCGATCAGCGCCGTAGCCCAGGTCATGGCTACTTTGGCGCAGACTGCCGGGCCGCTGCTCGGGCAGGCGCTGGCTGCGATCGGCCCCATTTTCACCACCTTGCAGGGCCCGGCCACGACCTTGATCCAATCCTTGGGCGCCGGGCTCTCGCCGATCATCGGCGCGCTCGGGCCCGTTCTGCAGTCTGCGGCTGGAGCCGTCGGGGTGCTTGTCGAGGCCGCGGCACCTTTGCTGCCCGTCGTTGGGCAACTCGCGGCCAGTTTGCTGCCTGCGCTGGTTCCGATCCTGGACGCAGCGCAGACCGTTTTCGCCGCACTTGCCCCAGTTGTCCAGACTTTGAGCCAGACTTTGCAGGCGACCTTGGCGCCCATCCTGGCTCAACTGCCAGGCATCGTCGGGCCGTTGGCGAACATGCTGGCCGGGCAGCTCGTGATGGGGATCCAGCTCCTCGGCGGCATGCTGGTCAAACTTGCCCCATCTTTTGTCAGTTTGGGTCAGTCTGTCGGTCAACTCATGGCCCAAGCCGCCCCCTTGATCAGCATGATCGCCGGGCTCAGCACCCAGCTCATGGGCGCCCTGCTGCCCGCCATACAGCCGGTGATCAACGTCGTCGTCGCCCTCGCGTCCGCACTCGCCGGGCAACTCGCGTCCACCCTGACCAACTTGATCATGCCCGCCTTGCGACTCGTCGGCGATCTTCTGCGCGGTGACTTCTCCGCCGCCTGGAACTCACTGAAAGCACTGGTCAGCGGCGTCGTCTCCCACTTCACCGGCACCTTGTCCCGCATCGGCAGCGTCGTCGGCTCCATCGTCCAGGGCGTCGTCGACCGCTTCAAATGGCTCTACAACATACTCATCGGCAACAGCATCATCCCGGACATGATCACCGGGATCGTCGGCTGGTTCACCCGCCTGCCCGGCATGGCCTTCTCCGCCCTCGCCTCCCTCACCTCCGGCATCGCCCGCATCGCGACCACCGCCCTCTCCCGCTTCCGGTCCGCGATCGTCTCCGGCGCCACCACAGCCATCAACTTCGTACGAGGAATCCCAGGCCGCGCCCGCTCCGCCCTCACCGCCCTCGGCGGCCTGATCGCCTCCGTCGCCACCTCAGCATTCAGCCGCTTCCGGTCCGCGATCTCCTCCGGCGCATCCAACGCCATCAGCTTCGTGCGCGGCATCCCCGGCCGCATCCGAGGCGCCCTCGGCAACGCGGGAAGCATCCTCTACAGCGCCGGACGCAACGTCATCCAAGGCATGATCAACGGCGTCAAGGCCATGGCCGGATCCCTGGTCTCCGCAGCGAAAGGCGTCGTCAGCGGCGCAGTCGAAGGAGCGAAGTCCCTCCTCGGCATCAGCAGCCCCTCGAAGGTGTTCGCACAGATCGGTCGCGACACCGGCGCCGGATTCATCAAGGGACTCACCGGCACCGAAGCCCAGATCAAAGCAGCCGCCGAGAAAGTCACCAACTCCATCACCAAAGCCTTCCGAGGACGGCGCACCCGCGTCGACGACCGGCTCGTCAGCTTGGTGCAGTCGGGCAACCGGCGTCTGCAGTCGCTGGCCGGGCAGCGGGACTCGATCGCCAAACGGATCGCCGACGCACAGAAGTTCGCCACCGACCTCACCGCGAAGGCCCGCGCCACCGGCAGCCTCTCCTCCATCGTCTCCGAGGACTTCTTCGCCCCCAGCTACGTCGAGAAGCAGATGCGCAAGTCCCTCGCGCAGATCAAGTCGTTCACCGCGAACGTCACCAAGCTGCAGAAGAAGGGCCTGTCGAAGGACCTGATCCGGCAGATCCTGGAGATGGGACCCGAGGCCGGAGCCCAGTTCGCAGCCTCCCTCGCCGGGGCGGACAAGGCGACGATCCAGCGGTTCAACAAGTTGCAGGGACAGATCGGCTCGGCCTCCAGCAAGCTGGGCAAGCAGGGCGCGGACCTCCTCTTCGACTCCGGAAAGAAAGCCGGAGCCGGGTTCCTCACCGGACTGAAGGCGCAGCAGAAGAACATCGAGAAGCTCATGCTCAGCATCGCCCGAGGCATGCAGCGCGCTATCCGTAAGGCGCTCGGCATCCGATCCCCGTCACGGGTCATGGCCTCGGTCGGCCGCATGACCGTCCTCGGCCTGCAAGGCGGCATCACCCGCATGGTCCCCGCCGTCGACCAGGCCATGGCCCGCGTCGCCCAAGCCGTCACCACCGGAGTACCCACCACACTGCCCGCCGCTCTCGGCGGGACGGGAGTGCCGGCGCTCGGCGTCGGGGCGATGCGTACCGCCGGCAGGCCAACGGCCGGGGCAACGGTGAACATCACCCTGCAGCTGACCAACCACGGGGTGATCGGGTCCCGCATGGAGGCAGAGAACTGGCTCGCCCGCGCCCTCGTCAACCTCGACCGCACCGGCCGCCTCCCCAAGTCGCTGAGGGCGGCCTGAGATGCCGCTGACCGGGGAACTCCGCGACTCCTTCAACGACAACGTGGTCGACACCGTCAAGTGGCCCAACAACTACAACACCGGCGCCTCCGGCCTGCCCACCGAAACCGGCGGCCGCGCCCGCGTCCCCTGCGACACCGGCTTCGCCGCCTACTCCTCCGACACCATCTACACCCTTCAAGACAGCACGGCCCGCGTCCGTATCTTCCCGCCCGCCGACGGCGGCGCAGCATCCGAGGCATGGGCGCAACTCCTGGTCGCCTCCAGCACCTCCGGCACCGACGCCGTCATCGAAGTGAACGCCGCCACCGGCACCATCACCTTCGCCAGCCGCACCGGCTTCGCCGATGCAGGCGCCGTCACCCTCATCTACAGCACCACCAACCACGCCTGGGTACGCATCCGTGAGGGCGCCGGAACGCTGTTCTTCGACACGTCCGCCGACGGCATCACCTGGACCAACCAGCGCACCACCGCAGCCCCCGCCTGGGTGTCGGACACCGACATCCAAATCCAGCTGCTCGCCCACCGCGACGCCGGGGTCGTCGACTTCGCCGAGTTCGACAACTTCAACATCACCCCGTCCACGGCCGTGTTCGCGGACCTCACGGACGACTTCAACGACAACGTCGTTGACCCGGTGAAATGGCCCGACAACTACAACAGCGGACCCGGAGGACTCCCCACAGAGACCGGCGGCCGCGCGCGCGTACCCGCCGACACCGGGTTCGCCGCATACGCGTCGGAACCCATCTACCGCCTCGAAGCCTCCCACGCATTCGTGCAGGCCTTCCCGCCGCCCGGCACCGGCATGATCGAGGCATACTGCCAACTTCTCATCGTGTCCAACGTCGACGGCACACAGATCGTGTTCCAGATCGACGCCGCCACCAGCATCGTTCTCATGACCCTCCACGTCGACTTCGTCGACGAAGGCGGCGCCACCATCCCCTACGACCCCACCCAGCATGCGTGGATCCGCATCCGCGAGGACGCCGGCACCCTGTACTGGGAGACCGCGCCCGACGGGCGCACGTGGACAAGCCAGCACTCCGACACCGCCCCGTCGTGGGTGTCGGACAATGACCTCCAAGTGCAGCTCCTGGCGCACGCCAGCCCTGTCGTGACCGGCTCACCGACGGGCGAGTACGCAGAGTTCGACAACTTCAACATCGCACCCACCCTCCCCGACGGGTACGCCGTTGGCGTCGACTGGAACGGTGACGGCGACTACGACGACACCGCCGAGAACGTCACCGAAGACGTCCTCGCGAGCGGCCCCGTCACCTTCCAGTACGGCCGCGACCAAGCCCGCGCCCTGTCCCCGCCCGCAGTTGGAACGTTGGGCTTCTCCCTGTGCAACGCCGCCCGCATCTACTCGCCGGAGAATCCCGACAGTCCCATCGCCGACGACATCGCCCCCGCCGCCCCCATCAAGGTGGAAGAGGTCATCAACAACACCCTCTACCCGCTGATGACCGGCCGCGTCGACACCTTCGACGTCCGCACCGACCGAGGCGACCGCTCCGCCGTCATCACCGGCCTCGACGGCCTCGCCCTCCTACGCGGCGCGAAAATCTCCACGGAACTGTACGAGGCGCAGCGCACCGGCACCCTCGTCGGCGTCATCCTCGACACGATCGGCTGGACCGCCGGACGGGACATCGACCTCGGCGCCACCCACGTGCCCTGGTGGTGGGCCAGCCAAGCCGACGCGTTCGACCTCCTCACCGAACTCCTCGCCTCCGAAGGGCCCCCGTCGATCGCGTACGTCGCACCCGACGGCACGTTCGTCTACCGCGACCGCCACCACCGGCTGCTCCGAGCAGCCTCCCTGACCTCACAAGCAACGTTCGCCCAGACCCGCACCGCCGAAGAGTGCTGCGACACCGCCGGATACGGCGAAGGCGGCTACGGCGACTGCGGATACGGAGGATCCACATGACCTTCACCCCCATCCCCGCCGGAACACTCCACTGGGCTGAACCGCTCAACGCCGCCCTGCAAGACCTTCAGGACCAGATCGAGTCCTACAGCCTCTTCGGCCCGCAGGACCACAACCTGCTGGCCTGGACGATGGACCCGGCCCTCACCCAGACAGGCACCATCCTCACCTCCGGCGTCCTGTACATGGCCCGGATCAAACTCCCCGAAGACAGCACCGTCACCAACCTCATCGCCAGCGTCACCACCGGCGGCACCACCCTCACAGCAGGCCAAAACTTTGCCGCGCTCTACACCTCCACCGGCACCCGGATCGCGATCACCGCAGACCAGGCAGCCTCATGGGCAGGCGCCGGAGCCAAGACGATGGCACTCGCCGGAGGCCCGTACGCGCTCACCGCCGGAACGTACTACGCGGCCCTCCTCGCCAACGGAACGACGCCCCCTACCTTCCTGCGCGGCCACGGCATCTCCACCTCCACCCTGAACATCGGCGTCACCTCCACGGCCGGACGCTCCCTGACGTCCGGCGCCGCCCAGACCACGCCGCCCGCCTCGGTCACGCTCGGATCCGCCAGCCTGGACTTCAAGGCCTGGTGGCTCGCCCTCTCCTAGGAGAACTCCTGTGGCCTTCGACTTCATCGAGCCGTTCGAGTACAGCCACGGCTGGCGCGACATCGTCAACGACGTCGTCTTCGCCGTCGAGGAACGCCACCCCGACGCCGCCCTGTCCGCCGTATGGGAATCAACCGCCACGATCTCCCTGGCCATCGGCCAGTCCGTCACCGTCGACGTCCAAACGAGCGACCCCTTCCTCGACGCCCAAGACATTGCTGACGGCACCGACATCATCTACAGCGGCGCCGGCATCCCCTCCACCCTGCTGTCGCGGCGCTCGGGGCAGTCTGCCGCCATCACCATCACCGCTGCCGGCGGATCGCTGACCATCACCTACCTACGGTTGCGGGCCCGTTCCGTGCCCGTCGTCCGCACGGTGCAAGTGGGTGCTACGGATTCGACCTCGATCGGCCGGCACGGGCAGCGCACGTATCCCGACGAGGCTCCGTGGGCGGGCGCGTACGATGCGCTGGCCGTGGCGCAGCTGCTGCTCGCGGCGTACTCGGAACGCCGGCCGACGGTGTCTTTGCGGATCGTGTCCTCGGACCTGGCGCACCATCTGCAGGTGGTGGAGCGGCAGATCTCCGACCTGATCACGATCCGCAACGGTGAGCTGGGTCTGGCCGCTGACTTCTTCATCGAGAACGTGCAGCACACCCTGGCGCGCATGGTCGGCCAGGACGACTGTCCGGGTCCGGTGCACTATGCGACGTTCGGCTGTGAGCGGTCGGGCACCGTGGTCCCCGACAACCCGTTCACGTTCGACAAGGCAGGGTCCGGCTTCGACGACGGCGTGTTCGACCCGACGGCGGCCGACAACCCGGAGACGGTGTTTGTCTTCGATCACCCCACGCAGGGCCAGTTCGACTTCGGCCAGTTCGGCACCTGACCACCCCGGAATGATCTTCGGTGTGGGGTGTCTACCGTCCGCCCCATGGCCCAACTCCTCACCACCCGCGCCCGAGCCCGGGTCAACCACGGGCGCTGGATCGCCGACTGCCCCCGCCGGTACTGCGCCAACGCCGTCAAACTCCAGCCCCGGCAGGCATCGTTCCACTGCGCCGGTGAAGGCGGCTGCCAGATGATCGCCCCCGTGGAGTGGCCGGTGGACGCGGACGAGATCTGGGCCGTGCTCCTGGAGCGGCCAGTACCCGGCACCCGGAACTGGTACCCCGACGGGCACACCGAGGCCATGAAGCTGGGCCTCCCGCACGGGCAGACACCGGCCGACCTGCTGGACGAGACGCGCCGCTACGAGGACGGGGAGGCGATGTAGGTGGCCTGGTCAGCGCCAATGACAGCGGTCGCCAACTCCACTTTCACGGCCGCCCAGTTCAACCAGTACGTCCGCGACAACTTGAACGAGACCGCGCCCGCTAAGGCGACCTCCGCCGGTTCCTACTTCGTGGCCGACGGCGTCAACAGCATCGCCCAGCGCACCCCGAACCTGGAGGGCGTCCTCACCTCCGAGTCCACCACCTCCACCACCATGACCGACCTGGCCACCTTCGGGCCGTCCGTCACCGTGACCACAGGCCCGTACGCGCTCGTCCTCACCCACTGCCAGGTGGAAAACTCCGGGGCCGGGTCGGCCTACGCGGGCGTGGAGGTCACCGGCGCCTCCAGCATCGCCACAGCCCTGAACCGGGCAATCAACGTCTTCAACGCCCCAGGCGTCCGCGTCGGCGCAGGCACCGCAGTGCTGTACGCGGGCAGCCTCTCCCTCACCCCCGGCGCCAACACCTTCACGATGAAATACCGCGTGTCCTCGGGTACGGGCACGTTCGCTGACCGCCGCATCATCGTGATGCCGCTCTGAAAGGAGGTGGTCCCCATCGCTTGGACAGCGCCAATGACGGCAGTATCCGGCAGCGTCTACACCGCAGCCCAGTTCAACCAATTCGTGCGCGACAACCTCAACGAGACAGCGCCCGCCAAAGCCACCACCGCAGGCAGCTACTTCGCAGTGGACGGCGCCAACAGCATCGCCGAACGCGGCGCCAGAGGCCTCCTCGAAAGCGGCAGCGGCACCACCACCTCCACCAGCTTCACCGACCTCGACGGCCCCGCTATCGTCGGCCCTTCAGTGACCGTGACCACCGGTGTCGCCGCCGTGGTCGTCGTACACGCCACCCTCTCCAACTCGGGCACCGGCGCATCCCGCATGGCCTACGACATCTCAGGCGCCAGCACCGTCGCCGCGGCCGACAACCGGGGCATCGGCATTTTCGGGGTCGCAGGCACCGGCCTGGTTGCAGGCACCACCGTGCTGCACACGTCGGGCTCTTTGACGCCCGGCGTCAACACCTTCACCGCCAAGTACCGGGTGAGCTCCGGGACAGGCACCTTCTCCTCCCGCCGCATCGCCGTCTTCCCCCTCTGACTTGGAGATCCACATGGGTGTGCGCATCTGCTCGCTGATCTGTCCCGAGCCGCAGACCATCCCGGCCGGGAGCGAGTATCAGCTGCTCCGGTTCCCCTTCGGTGGTGGCGAGTCGTACGACGAGTGGGGCATGCACCAGATGGCGCAGCCGGACGGCTACCAGATCACCGACTGGCGCACCGATGACCGGTCGGGGCTGATCTGGCCCTCGAAGAATGGATGGGGCACCGTGCACGGCCTCGTCTACTGGGAGGGCGGCGGCTACACCGAGGTCCGGTCGCGAGTCGTCCGTGATCCACTGGATGTGGCTGGAGGCTACGACTCCACGTGCACCGAGGACCACGTTGCCAGCCCGGGTGGCCAGTACCGCGCGAAGACGTGGGGGCTCTTCGTGAAGCCCTCCACCCCGCTCGGCTTGATGGTGCGCCACAACGCCTCGTCTGCGCAGACGGTCACGCTCGCCGAGTTCAAGCTCGTCATCGCCGACGTCGAACACCCCACAGAAGGGCCCTGACCATGGCCGTTCCCCCGAGCGCGCCCGCGTTCGCCCAGCTCCTCCGCGACGAGGGCGTCACGGTCGTCGAGGTCGGCGACTGGGAAACCCACAACCGCAACCACATGGGACCGTGGGGCCCCGTCCACGGCGTGATGATCCACCACACCGTCACCTCCGGCAGCCCACAGACCGTGGCCATCTGCCGCGACGGCTACACCGAACTACCCGGCCCGCTGTGCCACGGCGTCATCACCAAAGACGGGCGTGTGCACCTCGTCGGCTACGGCCGCGCCAACCACGCCGGACTCGGCGACGACGACGTGCTGCAGGCCGTCATCAACGAGGAGCCGCTCCCCGCCGACAACGAGGCCAACACCGACGGCAACCGGCACTTCTACGGCTTCGAATGCGAGAACCTCGGCGACGGCATCGACCCCTGGCCGGCCGCCCAACTGGAGGCGATCGAGCGCGTGTCGGCGGCGATCTGCCGCCACCACGGCTGGGCCGCGGACTCGGTGATCGGCCACCTGGAATGGCAGCCCGGGAAGGTCGACCCCCGTGGCTTCACCATGAGCAGCATGCGCGCCCGGGTGGCTGCCCGTCTCAACGGCAACTCCGAGGAGGACGACATGCCCACCGTCAACGAGATCGTGAAGGGCATCGCCAAGACGGACGGCGTCTTCGGCGTGCCCGTCCGCTGGCGTGGCACGAACCCGACCAACGAACAGTGGCAGTTCGAGAGCATCCTCGCCTTCCTCGGCGATCGCACCCTCGACGTCAACGACGCCGTCAAGAACCTCACCGCGATCGTCAACGACCAGCAGACGGCCGGACTGACGGACGCCCAGATCCAGGCCATCGCCGACCGCATCGCCGCCGCGCCCGGTCTGGCGGACGCTATCGCCGCGAAGGTCGCCGACCTGGTGGCCGCACGCCTCGCCGAATAGGAAGAGAGAACCTGATGAAGACCGTCTTCGGGCGTGAGCCCGCTCTGTGGCTGAACACCCTCAGCGCTGTCCTCGGCCTCGTCGTCACCTTCAACGTCGGCCTCACTGAGACACAGGCCGGATGGCTCGTCGCGGGCGCGTCCGCGATCCTCGGCGCCATCGCCGCGGCCCTCACCCGGCCGATCGCCGTGCAGGCCTTCACTACCTTGGTCGCCACCGTGGCTTCCGCCGTCGCCGCCTTCGGCTACGAAGTCGCCCCCACGACGACGGCCGCCGTCAACGGCCTTGTCCTGGCGGTGCTGATGTTCATCACCCGAGGCCAGGTCTCCCCGGCCAGCCCGACCGCACCGGCATCGCAGCCTGCGGCGCCGAGCAGCGTCTGAGACGAGAGGACCAAAACCGATGAGCGCCCTCGATGGACGCATCCGCCACCTCGCCCGCGAGGAAGCCACCGCCCTTCTCGGCGTCGGCACGCCCGCTCCGGACGCCGAACACAGCGACCGAGTGACCGCTCTGGAGAGAGAGGTCGCTGACCTGCGTGGCGCCGTCAAGCGGGCCTTCGACCGACTCGACGCCATCGACCATGCGCCTGGCGCTGCAGAGCAGGAGAGCAAGCCAGCGGCGCGCCGGACACGTAAGACGGCGGAGACCAGCGAGTGAAGGTCATCGTGTACCCGGCCGACGCCTTCGGCTGCGGCAGCTTCCGCATGCGCTGGCCCAGCGAAGCCTGCGCGGCGGCCGGGCACGACGTCCACGTCGTCGACCCCAAGGACCGCAAACTACGGGTCGTGGTGGAAGGCGACCAGGTCCGCGACGTCCTCGACGTCGACGCCGACGTCGTCGTCCTCCAACGCGTCACCCACGCCTACATGGCCCAAGCCGTCGGGGTGATGCGCGCCAAGGGCATCACCGTCGTCGTCGACGTCGACGACGACCTGTCCTCCATCCACCCGTCCAACCCGGCATGGGCCGTGCACCGTCCGGGCGCCGGACTGCACTCCTGGCACAACGTCGCACTCGCATGCCGGAACGCCAGCCTCGTGACCGTGTCGACGCCGGCGCTCCTGGACGTGTATGCCCGGCACGGCCGCGGGCACGTGCTCCCCAACTACCTGCCCGACTACTACTACGGGATCGAGCGGGTCGACTCGGACACGATCGGCTGGCCCGGCTCGTACCACTCCCACCCCAACGACCCCGAGAGCCTGGGTGGGGCGATCGCCCGTCTCGTCGACGAGGGCGCCGACTTTGTGATGCGCGGCGACAGCACGGGCGCCGGCCGTGCATTCGGCCTGGCGGCGGATCCGCCCGGTGGAGCGGTGCCGATCGAGGAGTGGCCGCACGCGGTCGCCTCGCTGGGGGTGGGGATCGCGCCGCTGGCGGACACGAAGTTCAACCGGGCCAAGTCCTGGTTGAAGCCGCTGGAGATGTCCGCGTGCGGGGTGCCGTGGGTGGCGTCACCGCGCGCCGAGTACCAGCGGCTGCACGCGCTTGGGGCTGGTGTGCTGGCCGACCGTCCGCGCGCTTGGCATCGGGAGTTGAAGCGGCTGCGGAAGTCGGCCGCGCTGCGGGCGGAGTTGAGCGACGCGGGCCGGGCGGTCGCCGGGCAGCTGCGTCTGCGGGACAACGCGTGGCGGTGGGCCGAGGCCTGGCAGAAGGCGTACGAGTTGCAGCAGGCTACGCCGCGCACGGCGGTCCCGGCTTAGCCTGCGTCAGTCTCGGGGCTCACATCGGATGCCACCGCACGAGGCCAGGTACACGCGGGCCTGATCCAGGAAGCGCGTGACGTCGTGCCATTGGCTGTGGTGTTTGTGAAGGCACCAGGGGAACACGCTGGGCTCCTTTCTACGCCGCGCGCTGCGGTAGCGGTGTAGCGGCGATCGGCTCCTCGCGGACGTCGCGAATCCAGGAGATCCCGCAGCCGAGGCACAGTTCGTGCGGGTCCTCGTACACCAGCGCTGTGCCGAGGCAGAGCGGGCACTTCGCCCTCGTACGGACGCGGCGAAGCTGGTCACGCTGATAGGTGGTCGTCCCACCCCAGTAGCCTTCGGCGCGGTGGAGCATGGCCCAGGCGAGGCATTGGGTGCGGACGTCGCAGGTGCGGCACCACTGCTGTGCTTCGTTGACGCCGTCGTCGGTTTCGACGTCGGGGATGAAGTCGAAGTCCGTATCGGCGCAGGGGGCGTTGGTCTGCCACTCGGTTCCCTCGGCACTGATCGCGGTGAGGATCTTCTTCTCGATGTCCATGGCGTCGCCGTTCAGGGGCACGGGGTGCCGTCGTCGACGGCCCACACGATCATCCCGCCTTTCTCGCACCTGCGGATGCGTCCGGCGTTCTTCAGCCGCTTGACGCACAGAGCGACGGTGGGCCGGTCGAGACCGGTCGCGGCGGCGAGGGCGCTGCGGGATGCGGTGCCGTCGGCGATGAGCCGGTAGATGGCTTCGTCGCGGGCGATGACTTCCGGGCTGCGGGGGCGCCCGGGGCGGCGTGCGGTTTCCTGCATGACGGGCTCTCATTCAGTTGGCCGGTCGGCTGAAATTCATTATGCAGCTGTGTGTCAAACAGCATCCCGGGACGGAACGGCAGCCCGGTCTCGGATGCCAGACTGCGACTTGACGGGGCACGCTGATCGGAGGGACGGATGCCGGACGAGCCGACCCTCGGCGAGGTCGTCAGACGGTTCGAGGACCGGTTCACCGACGTCCGCGAAGACATACAGCAGCTCGGCCGCCGCATGGACGAGAAAGTCGACCAACGCATCTACGACCTGCGGCACGAGGCTCTCGCGTCGCGGGTCACCACGTTGGAGACGCTGCGGGAGAAGGACACCGAGAAGCTCGTCGCAACGAGGCGGTGGCTGATCGGTGCGGTGATTGTGCCGCTGGTCGGCATCCTGCTTCCGGTGATCATCCTGCTGACGCGGGGGGTCGGGTCGTGACGCGGTCGGCGATCAGGGCGGAGGAGCGCCGGGGGCGGCGCGGTGACGTGTGGGTGGTCGTAGGCGCGGTGGCTCTGGGCGCGGTGCTGGCGTGGATCGTGCTGACGATTCAGGGCATGGCGCACGATCTGCGGGTGTCGAATGAGGCGCGGGATGCGTTGGCCCGGCAGGTGCAGGGGCTGGGTGAGAAGCCGGTGGCTGGGCCGCCAGGGTCGCGGGGCGAGCCGGGAGCGTCGGTCACCGGACCGCCTGGCCCGTCGGGGCCGCCCGGGCCTCCGGGATCGTCAGGAGTGGACGCCACCGGCAAGCCCGGGGAGGACGGCGAGGACGGCACGCCCGGTGCCGCTGGACAGGCCGGGGAACCGGGGCAGGACGGCGAGTCTGTGACCGGCCCGGCAGGACCACCAGGGCCTCAAGGCGAGCCGGGCCCGGCTGGACCTCAGGGCGAGCCCGGACCGGCTGGGGAGGACGGCGCCGACGGTCGGGATGGGCAGTCGTGTCCGGACGGCTATTCGTTGCAGGCCCCGTCGTGGGATGCGGATGCGTTGGTGTGTCGGAAGGACGGGGCGCCGGACCCGGAGGAGCCGGGCGGTGGTGGTCCGCAGGCGGAGGGTGCGTTGGATCCGCAACGCCGCGTGTACGCGTAGGAGGCCGTGTGGCCAGGATGTTGGGTGCGTGGTCGCGGCCGTGGTGTCCGTATTGCCGTGGCCCGGCGGGGCTGGACTGCCCGGACCGGTCGTGGTCGAAGAAGGCGCAGCGGGCGCGGGAGAAACGGGACTGGCGGCGGGAAGTTGCGGGGTTTTCACGGGCCTCCGTAACAACCTCCTGACCTGCGGCTACCGCTTGTCGATCCACTTTCGGACGCTCATGCGGTCGACGGTGGCGACCCGAGCGAACCCGGCCTCGCTGAGCTTGCCCTCGGCGACGACCGTGCGCGCGGCCTGCTGGAGCGCGGCGGACGCGGCGGACGCGGCGGCGCGGGCGTCGGTGCGCTGCTTGCCGTAGTCGGTGAGGACGTCCTCGACGGGCTCGGTCATGAGGCGGTAGGCGGCGGAGAGGGCGGCGTCCCGTTCGGCCTGGTCGTCGGTGTCGGGGTAGCGCTCTTCGATGTCGTTGGCCTGGTCGAGGAGTTCGGTGAGTTCGTCGTCGTTGAGGCCGTGGTCGTCGCCGAGCCAGGCTTCGAGTTCGAAGAGCTGCATGGGGGTCCCCTCTTGGAGCGCCCTTCGCTCCATCTGTAGACAACACTACAGGCGCACCTATAGTCCTGTCTACAGGTATGGGCTCACGCAGCTTCGACGGCTTCGGCCCCCGCCGCTTTGCCCTCCGAGGTAGCGGCGGGGGCTCGCACGTCAGCCGGTCTGGCGTTCCCTCTGCTCGCGCAGGTCGTGGACGCTGGCGGTGAGGGTGCCGTCTTGCTGTTCGTAGTGGGAGAGGGCGACGCCGAGGCCGAAGAAGGTGGGTGCCCATTCGCCGACGAAGATTCCCCAGCGGTCGGCGCGGGCGAGGCCGGTGCCGGGTTCGGCTTTGAGGCTGGTCACCCAGGTCAGGACGGAGAGGCCGATGCTGCCGAGGGCGGCTAGGTAGGCGTGTTCGCTGCGGATGCCCATGTCGTGGAGTTTCTTGATGACCATGGCGTGCTCCGTTCGGTGGGGGTCTCTGAACGGGGTGCCCACACCTTCCGGCCCTATTCGAGCTATTTGCCGAGTATGCCGGTTTGAGGGTGGAGTCGCGGCCGCAGATTCTCGCGGCCGATATCTATCGCCATGGCTGGATTGTGGTGCATGGTGTGCGCACGGGATCCCGAACCATCCCCCGGGTGACGGGTCCCTGTCGGGCCCTGCCGTGCTGCGATCGGCGGGGCCCGCCGCACCTCCCGGCTTCCTCCCCACGGGAGGCCATGCGGCTGCCCTCAACCGTCCAGGAAACCGAGCTCCGAGTCCGGTCGACAGTGCATACAGGCCGGTACCCCCTCGGCGAGCCAGCGGAGAGCGTCACCGCGGGCGATGCCCCGCGACCTCTTGCCGGCCATGTGGCAGCCACCGGCGTGCACCATGTTCGGCGGCGCATCCCGGTTAAGCCCCAGCTCCAGCAGCCAGTCGGGCTGCGGGGGCCGCGCCTCCTCGCCCTGCTTCTTCTCGGCCGCCTTGCGTTCCTCGTCGGCGATCCACCGGTCCACCTGGTCGAGCTGGTGGGTGAGGTAGGCGCGGACGACGCGGAGTCGGTCGAGGTACGTCGGCGCAGGCTTATCGGTCATACGTTCGAGTCTAGGAGCGCGGTCGCCGTCTGCCACCCTGGGGGCATGCAGCCCGGCCGCTTCCACCTCACCCTCACCGTCGACCACCAGCCCGTGATGCACGGATGGTGGGACGGCGAGAAGACCGCACGCCGCAAGTTCACGCGCTGGATCGGCGAGCACGGCAGCATGGCCGGCGCCCGGGTCACCCTCGTCGACGAGGAGGCGGCCGAGACGTTGACGACTTGGCCGGACGGGGCGTGAACGACTCCCCTCAGTCCTCGGCGTGCCGGGCCCGCTGCTTCACGTCCGCCTCAACCTCGTTCCGCGGCTTGCCCTGGTCCTTCGCGTACTCGGTGACGGCGCCCTGAACGTCCCGGGCGAGGTCACGCCAGGCCCGCCACGCGGTCTCGTAGGTGTGGGTCTGCTGCTCGGTCCAGGCGGTCGCGGTGGGTGGCCCGTATTTGTCTCTCAGCTGCTCCACGGTCGCGTGGGCCTGGTCGGCTGCGCGCTGCATCTCCACGAGTTCGTCAAAGGTGTGTGCCACGAGGGGTGATCCTAGGCAGCCTCGACGACCTCAGCTCGCATCGCCTCCGCCCACTCCTCCCGCAGCCGCTCGTACACGGGGCGATCCTCCGCCCGCAGGTACCCGCCGGACCGCACCATGAGCGCCCTAATCTCGGCGTTCACGGCCGCAGCAGAGCGCACGACATTGCCGCCAGAAGGGGAGGGGGACATGACCTCAGACTATCGGCGGACACCGACAATCACTCATCCAGCTCGATACGAAAATCCACCACCGTCGTATCCCCACGCCGCACAATCGGATGCGCCACCTCCGCCACCCGGCCCTCCCCATCGACATGCTTCCGCGTGAACCGCAGCACCGGAATGCTCGGGCCCAGCTTCAGCACCGCGGCCTCCACCTCGGTCGGCATGCCCGCAGTGAAAGACTCCTCGACCGCCGTCACGTGGATGCCGACGCTCGCCAGCTGGGCCCGCGTGCCGCCCGGCCACGGCTCGTTGATCGGATCCGCAACCGGCGTCCCCGCAACGTCCGACCAGCGCACGTACGACGTCGACATCTGTGTCGGGACGTCGTTGTCGTAGAACACGAAATGCCTGGCCAGCAACCGTTCACCCGGCTCCACCCCAAACAGCGCCGCCAACTCCGGATCCGCCTCCACTTTCTCGAACCGCTTGTCCAGCCGGTACTCCGACCAGCCGATCCCCTGGTCCTTCGTGAACGGCGTCGACCGGGCACCCGGCGTCGACCGGTAGCGGTCGGCCGGAAGGCGGTGGACTGGCGGCCGAGTGCGGACGATGGTGCCGGCGCGGGCGCGGGACTCGATGAGTCCTTCGTTGGCGAGGAGGCGTAGTGCGTTGCGGATGGTGGTCTCGGATACTCCGTATGCGGTGCAGAGGTCGGGGAGGGTGGGGATCCGGTCACCGGGCCCGAATTCGCCGCCGGGGGTGATGCGTTGCCGCAGGTCGGCGGCGATCCGCAGGTACTCGGGCTGTGCCACGGCGATACTCCCGACTCCGATGATCGCGTCAATCTGAGTACGCATAATCTCCCGTCCCGCTTGACCAGCGCCAATCGCGCCGACATTCTGAGTACAGATAAGCACTAGCTGTACTCAGATAGCTACTGGTGGCGAGGTACATCCATGCCGGAAACAGGGCAGTCATGGCGAAGAGCCTTCAAAGGGACACCCATCGAAGCCGCCCAAGTCCGCGCATGGACCAGCACACGCACTACACACCCGGACGCCGCCGCCATCGCCAACGAACTCTTCGTCGCGATCCTCGGCTCCGGCGCCGACCTCATCGAAATGACCGTCTCCACCGCCGGAACCCGCACCCGCATCACCGCCACAGGCCCTAGCCCCTTATCCACCAGGCACACCCACGGCCCCGGCTGGCGGCTCGTCGCAGGCCTCGCCCACATAACCGGCGTCACCCCCGACGACCACGGCCTCTGGGCCCAGATGCCCGAGCTGGAGCACGAATCATGAAGGGCCCCAACCGCAGGCGCCGCACCGTCTGGTGTGCCTGGCACAACGGACTCTCCGACACCGCGCAACTCGTGCGCATCCACGAAGCAGCCAGCGGCCCCGGCGGAATGCTGTACGCCTGCGCCAAGTGCCGCATCAAGTTCGGGCTCGCTCCACTGGCGGAGCGGACGATATGACCGCCCCACCCCGAGTCGCCACCGCCCTCGACCAGGCCACCGCGCATCTCGCCGAATGCCCGGCGTGCAGTCGCCTCCGCGCGCTCGTCAGGCCCGACGCAGCCTGCCAGGCCGCAGGCCGCCTCATGCAGGCGTGCACGACCGCAGACACGACCGCCCGCGAGGAGACCACCCAGTGAAGCAGGCCAAGAAGAAAACCAAGCCCCGCCCCTCCGAGGCGCCGTCCGCTCCTCGCGGCCTCGGCGGCTACTGCTGGGCCGAACACCCGGAGACGAGCGTGCACTGCGTCGAGCCGATAGGGCACGAAACCCGGCATCGGGATCACTGGCATCCGTACACCGGCACCCGCTGGACGTAGACCTGAGACCCCCCGGGCGCCGGTATCCGAGACCGCCGGCGCCCCGGGGTGGCCGCCCCCGCTATCCGTGCCGGGGAGGGGTGGCCTGGGTGAGCCCGCCGCTACGTCCCCCGAGGCGGCGGGCTCACCGCACCAGATCAGCGAGCGGCACGTCCAGGGCGTCGGCGATACGGATCAGGTTGTCGATGATGGCCGCCTGATGCCCCTGCTCGATCCGGTTGATGGACTGCCGGTCCAAGCCCGCTAACTCGGCGAGTTTCTCCTGCGTGAGTCTGGCCTCGCGGCGGACGGTGCGGATGTGGTCGCCGATGGCCCGGCGTCGGTCGAGGACCCAGTCGGGTGGCGGGGCGGATGGCACCGCTCCACGTTTTCGGTATCAAGATCGCGAGTCTGTATCGCCGACCGTACATTTTCCGCCCGGGGGCGGGTACACGTCCGTGCACGGTGCGTGTCCACCCCCCCTCACATGCCCGGCGTCGCCTCTTGTGGGCGGCGTCGTGGAGGCCGCCCGTCCGTCGCGAGCACCCCCTTGCGGGCGGGCGGGCGGTCATTGCATATATCCGACTGGCTCGTGTTCAAAACCGCCCGATCGTGTGACTTAGATGCACGTGACAGGCGCTTGAAAAGATCGTTGGATGAGATGACCAGGACGGGAGCGAGTCCGCCTCCCTGGGTGGAGCTCCCGTCCTGGTTCACACAGAGAAGACCCCCGACGTCGATACCGTCGGGGGTCTTCGCGTTTCCCATGGGAGACGGATGGGAGAAAGATCTTACCCGCCAGAGCTAACTCAAGCTAACTTACGCTAACTCAAGCCGACTCACTCGAAGCTAATGCCCTGACCACTGCCACCACCTGCGGCAACCTTAATTCCCTTGGTGATCTCGTCGATCACAACTCACCTAGCATCGGTAGGCCGCTGAACTGCGGCGGAGCATCCGTGGGTGAATCCGATGGGAGCGGATTGGGAAAAGGCGGCGTCCAAAGCCCCTTCGCCATCACGTTCTTCTCCCATACGCCCTGCAGGTACTCGACGATACGCATCTCCATCCCGATCGTCACCCGGCTGTAGACGCCCTCCATGCCGGCGACCTCGTGCCCCATCCGGGCCTCCTTCGCCACCGTTGAGATGTCCGCACCCGGCTCGTCCAGGAGTTCACGGTGCCAGTGCCGCAACCGGTACAAATCCTCACCGGCCATCTCCGCCACCGCCGGGATCTCCGGGCGCACATGCCGCATGTACTGCGGGCGCGGCTTACGCTCCGGCGCCCCGTCCCTGATGGGCCGCCAGTAGTGGCTCGTGAACACCCCACACGTCAGCAGATGCTTCCCCGTCATCGACGGGAACACCCAGGGCGACGCGTGCGACGTCAGCAGCGCTTCATGAATCCCATGAAGGAAAGGCGGCATCACCAATGTCCTATAGCTGTCGTACTTCGGACCCGCCAGCGTTGGCTTGTGATCCACGTAGTACGCCTGATGCTGAACGCGAAGCACGTGCATGCCGCGGTACCGCTTCGCCGCCTCACGCCTGCGAGCCGGCACCGGGTCCTTGTCCGGCCAACTAGGAGAGGCGAAGCCGCGCTGCAGCCCGACCATTTCGCCAGGGGGCCGCATGCCAGTGAAAGCAATGGTCCAGATGTACGCCCACCCGGTGTAGCCCCACACATGGAATGCGTTCACGGCGAGCTGGTGCAGGGCCTCGAACGGCAACTCCTGCTTGACGCGCTTCGTCTGCTTCTTCCTGTAACGGCCTCGGCGCCGCTGCTCCACAATCGGCGACTCGCCGCGCAGCTTGTACTTGAGGACTGCGTCGTCCATCAACATCTTGAAAAGGCTCAGCAGATTGCTTGCGTAGTTCTCTGAATACTTCGCCTTGACCTGCTTCTTCCATACGTCGTAGTGGACCGGGGTGACCTCGCCGACCGTCCACCGCGTCCAGTACGGCACGATCACCGTCTTCAGCATGGACTTGTACCGGCGCTCAGAGTTGGGCCGCAGGTCGGCCGCCTTGAACCACGTCCAGCAGTATTCATCCATAGGTGTCCGGGTGCCCGCCCGCGGAGTGTGCTTGCCGTGGCGGACCTCGTACTCGCGGTCCAGACCGAAGGTGTACGCCTCGTCCTCGTCCTTAAAGGGGGCGCCAGGCTCGGGGCCGCTCGCGGACTCGTACAGCTTCTTCTTGGTGGGCTTGCCGTCGGCGTCGAGCTTGTACTCGCCGCCCCACCACTTCACACGGATGCTGTTGCCGCGCCGCTCAACGTAAGGCAAAGGCCATCCCCCCAGATGGAATGAACGAGTTGGGTGGATGCGCCGGCGTAGCACCCCTGCCGCCGGCCCTTCCACTACTGACTGCTTACTGTGCCGTGCCGACCGAGCAGCCGCGACAGGTTCTGCAGTCTCGGCCCTGGCCTTTCATGAACCGCCTCACGCGCTCCTGAAATGCGCGGTCGTCAGTGGCCCTTGGGGCTAGGACGCATACCTTCTCTCCGTTGATCTGGGTCGGGTATGCGAGGAACGCTGTCCCCGGACCCAGATCCAGGTTGATGGCATGACTCACCGGTCCCCCTTTGTGTCTCCTGTGGGACCTCCCTGGGTGGATCGTCAGGCTTACACGGGTAACCGGCGGGCGCGAGGGGTTGGTGAGGTTTCGTCGCAACTTAAAGTAACGATCCGGTTACGGCAGGATGGTTGTACGACAATCTGCGCAGATTAGCCGGAGTTCTCGACCTCTCCCGCCCTCCGCAGAATGTCCACGAGCTCCTCGCTGAAGGCGTCGATGTCGCCGATGGGCGCCGTCGGCATCTTCGCCCGGGCCGCCTCGAACGCCGCCTTGCGTACTACTTCCGCGTTGAGTGGTGCCACCGGCGTAGCCGCTGGGCCGTCGGCTGCTCGGTCGGCGAGTACGGGCTCGCCGCCTTCGGCGATGGCAATACAACTGCCGCCAGTCCAGCCGAGAGCGCGGCCGATCTGTGCGTACTTAACGTCCAGGACAGGAAGCCCCGCCTCGACGCGCTTCCAGGTGTCTTTGGAGATCCCTGCGGCCTGGGCTGCTGCAAGGCGTGAGGGATACAGCTCCAGTCGATGCGCCTTCACGCGCTGCGCGAGGCGGTCGAGATCGCGGGGGGTGGTCATGTCGACATGATGCCAGGGCCAGCTAGGGCCAGCTAGTTCCAACTAGGTAAACGGCCGGTTCCCGCTTAGGTGAGGCTAACTAGAGCTAGCTAGTTGAATATTCAAGAGCTAACCCACCCCATTTAGAGCTAACTAGAGCTAGACAAGCGGAGCTAACTAGAGCTAGCGTCTAGGCATGCACCAACCGCCGACCTTCGAGGTCGACGGGGACGCGATCCGCGAGGAGCGCATGCAAGCGGGGCTCACACGACGCGAGCTGGCCAGACAGGCGGGAATCAGCCGCCGCTACATCTGCCACCTCGAAAACGGCACCCGCTGGCGCATGAACCCCGAGCCCTATCTGCGTCTCCGTGGAGTCCTCAACGCGACCGACGCACGCCTCCGGCGTAAGCCTCCTCGCCCCACCGAGGTCGAACCCCCAGAAAGGAAATAACCCATGGCCACCAAGGCCTACGAGCTCTACGGAGTCCCAGTTCCCCCCGAGGATCCGGACCAGGAGTACATGACCGTCCAGGAGACGGCCTACGTCATGAAGTGCAGCGTCTCCTGGCTCCGCAAGTTCCTGAAGGACAACCGGCACCTCCACGGCTACAGCGGTCGGCGCATTGTCACCGACCGGCAGGACCGCGCCGCGATCTACGAGGCGTGGCGCGCCGGCGACCCGCGTAAGGGCCGCAGCGCGCCGCGTCAGGGGCGCCGGAGCGTGCCCCGCAGGCCAGCGCTCGCTGGTTCCTGACTCCATCAAACGCCGAAGGGCCGCCCCCTTGCCCGGATGACGGCCCAGCGATCGGCGACCCCTACACACAGAGAAAGAGAGGCCTTCGATGGCCACAGTCTTGCAGACCCCTACTGCGGAGCAGCTCGCCTGGTGGCAGGCGCAGGAAGCCCGCAGGCAGAACGAGAACGACTACGAGGTCACCGTCAACATCCTCGGCCTGCCGTCGGCTGAGCACGTGGTGGACGCGGACGCGGTGCGTGTCACCTCCGCCGACATCGGCGTCCTGGCGGCGTGGCTGGAGGAGAAGGGCGGCACGGTCACCCGGCTCGACACCGGGTTCGGGGTTGCGGTGTGGACGCTGTCGACGAACGCGGGTGCGGATGAGGGCTACGTGGGGTGCCGGGTGCTGGTGACGGTGCCGGTTCCGGCGTCGGGCTGGGTTCCGTGCGAGGTCTCCGCGAAGGCGGTGGCGGCGTGAGTGCCCCGGTGGTGGAGCCGTCGGCGTGTACGTGGTGCGGGATTGCGCGGCGTGGTCATGGCCGTCAGTTCGCGGATGCGGTGGGTTGGCATGAGTGGGCGGCGCCGTCGGATGCGCAGGTGTTGGCGCGGATGAAGGCCCGTCGGCTGGCGTTGACGGTGGCCCGTGTGGGTGCGTTGCCGATGCCGGTCGCGCCGGAGCCGCAGGTCGTCCGCCGTAGTGTCGCCGAGGTTCGACTGGAGCAGTACGGCAACGAGCGGAAGACGTACGGCAACGGCTCGGAGAAGGCACTGCACCGCATCGCGCTCGACCTGCGGAAGGAGCTGTCGGACCAGCGGGCGTACGAGCAGCGGTTGCGGGAGCAGCACGACCTTGACGTCGCGGCGGTCAACCGTCTGCGGTCTCGGGTTGCCGAGTTGGAGGCGGAGCGGCACGTCACGAACGAGGCGCTCGATGACGCGGTGCAGGCACTGCGGGCGAACTCCGGGCAGGCGCTGCCGTGGGCGCATGCCATGTCGGATCACGACCTGCACGGGTTCCTCGACGACCTCGTGTCGGCCGCGATGGGCCGCTGGCGGTCGGAGCCCGAGGTTCCGGACCGGACGGTACTCGCGGACATCGAGAAGGTGTGTGCGGCGTGGCGGACGCCGGGTGTAGGGAGTCGGCTTGACGGGTCTGAGTTCGATGGGGCCACGGTGCGGCTCGCGGAGCCGGAGCCGGACAAGCAGCTGAAGGGGCGTGCCCGTCTGGACGCGTCTGCGGCGGCGGATGCTGAGGCGACGCACTGGAGGCGGCTCGGGATCGAGGAGCCGGAGGGCGAGTTCTACCCCTTCCTGCACCGTGAGGGCCGGGTCCCGCACGACATGCCCGAGACGGGCGGTGACGGTCGTGGCTGACACCACCCGGAAGGCGATGCTCGCGGTCGCCGCCCACGCCAAGAACGCCGCCGACTGCCGCCAACTGCTCGACATGCTCGGCATCGACCCGGCCAAGCCGAAGCAGCGTGGCCGCCCGCGCGGCGAGCACGGCCACGGTCACCCCGCGAAGTACGCCCAGGGCTGCCGCTGCACCGAATGCCGCGCTGCGAACGCCGAGCGGCAGCGGGTACAGCAGCGGCGCCGTATGTCGGATCCCGACGGGGCCGACCGTGCAGGGCACGGCAACGCGTCGACGTACCAGAACTACGGCTGCCGCTGCCGCCCGTGCACGGACGCGAACACCGCGAAGAGCCTCGCGTACAAGGCGCGGCGTCGCGAGCGTGCGGCGCTAGCCGAGTCGGGCGGTGGGTCGTGACCGGTCAGTCTCTCGCCGAGGTCTTCTTCCTCGCGCTCGGCATCGGCGGGTTCGTCCGTTTCGGCTGGTGCCTGGTCTACCTGATCGGCGACGAAGAGCCGATGCCCGCCTGGCTGGACAAGGCGCTGGACGCGCTCGTCGGCGCCGCGCTCGCCGCGATCGCCTGGGCCCGCCGGACGGCCACTGCCGCCGCCCTCCTTCTCCTCCTCACCACCTCCCCGAAGGGAGCCCTCCGATGAACCGCTCCACGAAGCCGCCGCTGTCGTTCGAGGTCGGCGCCAACCACCTCCACGCGGTTCTCCGCGCCGACCAGCTCCGCACCGACACCCTCATGCAGCTCGTCCAGCACTGGGCGTCTGACGAGCAGTCCCGCGACGACGTCATCGACGCCCTCGACGAGCTGGCGGCGATCGTCTCCGGCGTGGCCCGCGAGGGCGAGCTGGACGCCGCTGTCGAGCAGGTTGAGGACGTGGCGGGGATGGACACCGCGCAGGTCGAAGTGTCGTCGTTCGACGTCCGTCATCTCCTCGCTGAGCTGAGCGTGGTGGAGCGGGTCACCAGCCGGTTCCGTAAGGGCGCGTCGGAGATCAAGCACCCGTCGATGCGCGCCACCCGCCGTCACCTCGCCGTGAACCCGCTGCCCGAGCAGCGCCAGATCGGCGGTGCGGCATGAGCGATCCCACCTGGATCTGCACGAACAGCCCGTGGCACGAGTGGGGCAACGGCCTCACCTGCCGCTGGTGCGACGCGACCCGCACGGCGGGCGAGGCGATCGTGTCGTTGCTCGCGAGTCGGCGGGGCGGGACGGAGGACGCCGCGAAGGCGCTCCTCGACGCCCACCGCGCCGAGGGTCGGCGGGAGGGCGCCCGGCTTCTCGAAGACGCCGCGTGCGACGCCGACTGGACCCGTACGCCGGACTACTGCGCCGGGCTTCGTGCGGGCGCCGAACTCCTCCTCGCGAACACCGGGGAGAAGGCCACCGCTGACGCGGCGACGGCCACTCCCACCGACACCAACCGCCGCGCCCGACTCCTCCACGAGATCGCCTTCGACGGCGGGCGGTGGAAGTCCGGCGACGTCGTCCGCTGGTACCAGACCCAAGGCCTCACCGAGCTCGGCACTGGCACGGCCCGCCGCGACCTGGCTGCCCTCCGCGACTCCGGCGCCCTCACCCAGCACGACGAGTCCGGCGTGCGGTTCTACACGCTCAACAACCGGAAGGGCGGCACCGCGTGACCGCCCGGGTGGGGACCGCCTGCCACTGGACGGCCGTCACCATCGCCGCCCTTCTCTTCGCCCAATGGGGCCCGTTCACCGGCTGGTACGCCACCGCCACCACCGCCGTCATCGCCGCCGGGGTCGGGCTGATCGGACTCGCCGCCGCACCACACCCAGGAGCACGCACATGACGACCGTCGAGCAGGTCGGGGCGAACACCGCCCCGGCCGCCGGCCCGGTCATCCGCGATGACCTCACCGCCGAGGAGTACCACGCCGACACCACGTCGATCTCCTCCACCGGCCTGCGGGCTCTCCTCGACCCCGGGTGCCCGGCCCAGTTCCACTACGACCGCCACCACCCCCAGCCGCCGAAGCGGGAGTTCGACCTCGGCAACGCCGTCCACGCCGCCGTCCTCGGCAAGGGCAGCGACATCGTCGAGATCCAGCACCCCAACTACCGGACCGCCGACGCGCAGGCCACACGCGACATCGCCTACGACAACGGGAAGATCCCGCTCCTGCCGAAGGAGAAGGAACAGGTCGACGCGATGGCCGCCGCGATCCGCCGGCACCGGGAGGCGGGCCCGCTGTTCGCGCCCGGCAACGGGATCGCCGAGCGGTCGATCTTCTGGACCGACAAAGCCACCGGCGCCCGCGTCCGGGTCCGCCCGGACTGGCTCATCGTCCGCTCCGAGATCACGGTCGTTGTCGACCTGAAGACCACGACGGACGCCAACCCGCAGGCGTGCAGCAAGGCCATCGCCGCCTACAGCTACCACCAGCAAGGCGCCCTCTACCTCGACGGCGTCCAGGCGGCGGGGCTGGCGCCGGAGGGGGCTCGGTTCGTCTTCGTCTTCCAGTCGAAGAAGCCGCCCTACCTGATCACGGTTCGTGAACTCGCCGGCCAGGACGAGGACATCGGCCGCGCCCGCAACAACCGAGCGCTGCGGATCTACGCCGACTGCGAGCGCACCGGCGAGTGGCCCGACTGGACCGGCCCCGTCGACGACATCCCGACCATCTCCATGCCCTCCTACGACACCGTCCGACAAGCAGAGGAATACCTGTGAGTAACGAGATCGCCACCCGCGACGAGCAGACGGCCGTCGCCACCACCCACAACCAGCTCCCCGCCCCCGCGCCGACCGCCGGAACCACCGCGCTCGTCGCGTGGGCGCAAGAGGCCAGCCTCGCCTACGACATGGCCCAGAAGCTCGCCGCGACCTCCTTCGTCCCGCAATCCCTGCGCGGCAAGCCCGGTGACATCGCCGCCGCGATCCTCGCCGGCTCCGAACTCGGCATGAAGCCCATGGCCACCCTCAAGTCCATCGACATCATCCAAGGGACGCCTGCTCTCCGCGCCCACGCCATGCGTGCCGTCATCCAACGGCAGGGCCACGAGATCGAACTGGTCGAGTCCACCGACACCCACTGCCGGATGCGGGGGCGCCGGAAGGACTCGGAGACCTGGCAGGAAGTCGTGTGGGACATCCCCCGCGCCCGTCTCCTCGGTCTGCTGGGCAAGGACCAGTGGAAGAAGCAGCCCAAGTCCATGCTCGTCGCCCGCGCGACCGGCGAGTTGTGCCGGCTGATCGCCTCCGATGCTCTGCACGGGATGGCGTACGTGTCGGAGGAGTTGGAGGGCTACACGCACGGCGAGATCGCGCCGCAGCGGGCGCCGCTGTCGGTGGCCGCGCTCACCGCCCCGGTATCTACCCCCGTGCAGTCCGAGACGCCGCAGGCGCCCGCTGGGGCGGAGTACAGCGTCGACCGGGCGGACGACACCAGCAGCGACGGCGTGTGGGACGAGGACGCCGTCGACGGCTCCACCGACTGGCCCGAGACGGCCACGCCGGGGGGTGCCGCGTGAACGGGCCGCAGCATTACCGCGAGGGCGAGGAGCACATGAGTGCCGCCGAGCGCCTCGACAAGCCCGGCGGGAAGCCCGTCGACCCGACGGCCTCGATGTTCCACCTGATGGCCGCGCAAGCCCACTTCGGCGCCGCGCAAGCCGCCGCCGCTGCCGCGCAGCTCGCCGACCGGTACGTCGGTGACGGCACCCACATCAGCGACTGGCGGAACGCGATCGGCGACGCCGGGAAGACGGACGGCGACCCGTGGGGCGCCGACTCTGGCCCGTACATCCCCGGCCAGCCGTACTCGCCGCCCGTCGAGACCGCCCTGCGGAACCTCAACCTCGCCGGACACGTGACGCCCGCCGACACCCTCGCCGCCGCGATCCCGGTCATCGCTGGGCACGTCGCCGAGGCATTGACGGACGGCGAGGACAACGCGGTCCGCATGTGGGCCCGCAGCGTCATCGACGAACTCCGCCGGGTCGGCCTCGACCTCGCGGGTCACGTCGAGCGCCGGGTCGAGGACCTGCGGCCGGGCGTGCCGTTCAGCTACGACCGTCCGCCCGGCTACAGCGACGAGCCCCCGTTCTAAGCCCGCACACAAGGTGGCCGCCCCGCGGGCATTGCGGGGCGGCCGATCCCCAGCACACCACACCCAGCCGTAAGGGAACACTTCAGTGAAGCTCACCGACATCCGCCGCCTCGCATGGGACACCGAGACAACGGGCCCCAACCCGGTCGAGGACCGCATCGTCACCGCCGCCATCGTCGTCCGCGGCGGCAACCGCGAAGGCCGCGACTTCTCGTTCCTCATCAACCCCGGCATCGACATCCCCGAGGCGGCCACCGCCGTCCACGGCATCACCACCGAGAAGGCCAAAACCGACGGCGAGGACCCACGAGCCGCCCTCGACTCGATCGCCGGCCGCCTCGTCGACGCCATCACCTGGGGTATGCCGGTCGTGGCGTTCAACCAGTCCTTCGACTGGACGATCCTCCACCACGGCCTCGTGCGTAACGGGCTTCCGACCGTCGAGGAGCGTCTCGACGGCGAGCCGCTCACGCTGATCGACCCGCACGTCATCGACAAGCAGGTCGACAAGTACGTGAAGGGATCCGGCGCCCGGAAGCTGAAGCCCACCTCCGAGCGGTACGGCGTCGAGCTGACCGACTGGCATACCGCCGAGGCCGACGCGCTGGCCGCGCTTCTGATCGCCGAGGCGCAGTTCGACCGCTACCCGCAGCTCAACACCATGGGCCCGACCCAGTTGTTCGCCGCGCAGAAGGCGTGGCGGGCGGAGCAGCAGGCCGGTCTCCAGCAGTGGTTCCGGACGAAGGCTACGGCGGAGCAGGGCGGCGACCCGAACAAGGTCATCGACGGCTCCTGGCCGCTCATTCCGGCGCAGCGCGGGGGTGCCCAGTGAGGATCGTCAGCGCGGCCAAGTACGCCGCCCTCCAGGCCCGCCTCCAGCTCGCCACGAAGGAACTGGAGACGGCGAGCAAGCGCGACGCGGAACGCCAAGCCACCATCACCCGCCAGGCCGCCGAGATCGCCCGGCTCCGCGACGAGAAGCCCGACGGGCCCGTCCAGCAGCCGAAGCCCGCGGTCGGGGACGCCGACTTGCAGCGTCGGCTGAACCTGGCCCTGCGCACGATCCGCGAGTTGGACGAGCGGGTCGGGCAGATGCAGGACTCGCACATCGCGGACACCCGCGAGCTGCACGACCTCCGGCAGGGGGCGGCATCGTGAGCGACACGAACACGGCGTTCGGGCAATGGCTGCGCGCCGCCCGCTCCGAGGCTGGCCTGTCCCAACAGAAGGTCGCCGACGCCATGCAGGCGGCGGGCTTCACCACCTTCCGGCAGACGAAGGTACTGAAGATCGAGCAGGCAACGACCGCCATCTTCCTGGACGAGGCCGCCGCGCTGGCCCAACTGTTCGGGACGACCCTCGACGTCGTCCTCGGGCTCCGCCCTGGCGTCCCCAGACTCGCCTCTCAGGACGCGGTACGTCGGGCCTCACTGCTGGCGCAGATCCGCGACCAGATCGACGCCGAACTCGGGGGTGCGTCGTGACGAGTCCTCTGCGTGTCCTGCGGCAGATCGTCGCCCCCAACGGCCGGCACCGCCCGCGGCCGGTGCTGCTGCCCGACGAGCCGATCGAGCCCGCCGCGCCCACCGTGCGCGCCCACCTCACCGAGGCCCAGCTGCTGCAGCTCTTCGACGACGGCGAAGCCGAAGTGCTGACCGGCGCCCAGTGCCCGTGCTGCAACCAGACCACCCCGCACGCGATGGGCGTCGAGAAGCGTCGCTGCTGGCAGTGCGGCACCGAGTCCCCGCTGGAGGCGGCGTGAACAAGGACGTCTTCCTCGTCACCGGCGCGCTCGGCGTCTGCCTCGGTGCTGCGGTCCTCGTGTTCGTTCTCTTCGACCGCGCCCTTGGGAAGCGCCGGCGCCCGTATCTCGCGGCCCGCTGGGACGACGCGGCGGGCGACTGGGTGAACGAGGCGGAGCACGACGTCGGCCCGGACCAGCTGCGGCTCCTCGACGACCTGGAGACGCATCTCAAGGCGTACGCCGCGACCGTCGCCGACCTGTACGAGCCGGCCACCACCGACCACACCACTTCCAAGGGGGACCAGTGACCATGCCCCTGTTCGACTGCGAGGTCCCGGCCGTCACCACGACGGCCGGGCTCCGGCCGCTGGTCGTCGGCGCCGACCTGTCGCTGAAGTCCACCGGCCTCGGCTCCGCCGACTGGACCGACGCCGTCCGCACCAAGGACAGCCTGCGCGGCCACCCCCGCCTCGCCTACCTCATGCAGGAGATCGGCAGCTTCCTGAGGAACGCGGACCTCGTCGTCCTCGAAGGCCCCTCCTACGGGCACGCCGGACAGGGCGGCCACGAGGAACTCTCAGGTCTGCGGATCATGGTGCAGCACTGGCTTTGGCGCCGCGAGATCCCCTACGCCGTGGTGTCCCCGTCGTCGCTGAAGCTGTGGTTCGCCGGATACGGCAAAGCCTCCAAGGCCGGAATGCGGGAGGCCGCCGAACGCTGGTACGGCCGCACCTTCGAGGGCCCGGCCGCGAACGACGAATGCGATGCGTTCGCCCTCGCCACCGCGGGCTACGCCTGGCTCGGCTTCCCGCTGGCTGAAGTTCCGGAGCGGCACACGACGGCACTGGCCGGCTGCCAGTGGCCCGACCGCGAGGCGGTGACCACACGATGAACGTCCTCTCCCTCTTCTCCGGCATCGGGGGCATAGAACTCGGCCTCGAACGCGCCGGAATGACCGCCGTCGGCCAGGTCGAACTCAACCCCTTCTGCCGGCGCGTGCTGGCCCACCACTGGCCGGAGGTACCCCGCCATGACGACGTCCGCACCGCCAACACCTGGTGGGACGCCGCCCCCCGCCCCCGAGTCCACGTCGTCGCCGGCGGATTCCCCTGCCAGCCCTTCAGCCTCTCCGGACACCTCCGCGGAGTCGAGGACGAACGATGGATGTGGCCCGCAATGGCTGACGTTGTGCGCCACGTACGACCCGACTACGTCTTCGTGGAAAACGTCGGAGACCTTGTTCGGGACTCCGTCGCCTTCGGATGGCTCCTCGGTGACCTGGCCGCTCTCGGGTTCGATGCGGAATGGTCAGTGCTTTCAGCGCTCCAGTTCGGAGCCCCCCACGCAGCCCGTAAACGGCTCTACCTCGTGGCCTACGCCCAGGGCTGCAATGGGGACGCACGGGATCGCCTGGACGCGAGCGGAAACGGGCGAGCACCGTTCACAGCTGGACGACTATCTGGCCTTCCTCTGGCTGCGCGCGGGCAATCCGCGCGTGCCTGGCTTAAAGCCCAACCCCGAGTTGATCTGCTGGTTGATGGGCTTCCCGGCAGGGTGGACGAGCTTGCCGCCTACGGGAACGCCGTCATCCCCGCCGCCGCCGAGCACATCGGGCGACTGATCATGGCCGACGCCGCTGCGCGGGTGGGGGTGGCGTCATGACCGTCCGCGCCGACGTCGTCGAACTCCTCGCTGCCGGCTACGGCGACCGCACCATCGCCCGCCGCCTCAACGTGTCCATCGGCTCCGTGGAACGCGCCCGCGTCATCCTCCGCGTCCCCGGCGGACGGCCCGGCCCCAAGCCCACAGCCAGCCGCGAAGACCTGTTCTGGCGGCGCACCCAACCCACCCCCGACGGACACCTCCTGTGGCCCACCTACAGCCCGCGGAACGGCGCCGTCATCAAGCACGGCGGGACCCGCTGGTCCGTGCACCGCATCGCCTTCCGCATCGGCCACGGACGCGAACCACAAGGCCGCGTCACGACCGGCTGCGACCGGCCGGGGTGCGTGCACCCGCGGCACGTCGAGGACCAGCCCATGCGCACCCAGTACGACGCGATCTTCGGAGGCGTGTCGTGAGCAACTACACCGGGGCCACACCCGACACCGAACCCGCCCGCACCTGGCTCAAGGACGCAGCCTGCCGCGCCGACGACATCGACCCCGACCTGTTCTACCCCAAGAACAGCGTCGACAGCATCGACAAGGCCCGCGCCATCTGCACGGGCTGCCCGGTCCGACGGGACTGCCTCATCGACTGCATGCGGCATGAAGGCGGCCGGGCTGCGACGTCCCGGTTCGGGGTGTACGCGGGCCTGTCGCCGCGGCAGCGGGCGTCGCTGTACCACCGGCTGCGCGAGGCCCGGAAGCGGAAGCAGCAGACCACGTGAGCGCCGAGCCGGCCGGCCGGGATCCGCCGCTTCTGGACTGGCGGGATGCCAAGCACTGGTCGTGGACGGAGAAGCAGTGCCGTTACTGCCCCGGTCTCACCAACCTCCGCGACTCCAAGGGCAAGCCCGCCCACAAGACGTGCGCGGAGGCCGCGCTCGCCCAGCAGGCCGCCGAAGCAGCCGACGCCTACCAGACAGGACACCTCGGATGAAGCACTTCCCCGCCGGCCTGTTCACCGGGGCCGTGATCGCGGCGGTCGTGTACTCCGACGGCGCCCACCCGGTCACGGCGCTTGTTGTCGGCGGGCTGGTGGCGGTCGGGGTGTGGGTGCTCGCGTACGCCACCGACCGCCGCCACTGACTCGCCCAATAGCAGCGCCCGCCGGGCGGAAACCGGCGGGCACCGACCTCCAGGAGATCACGTGACCGACCGCCCGTACACCGACGACGACCTCCGCACCGAAGCCGCACGCCAATACGCCGAAGCCCTCCGCAGCCCCGACCTCCTCGAAGTCGGCGACGAGATGCAAGGCCAGCCGATCCCGTCGACCGTCGTCGACCTGGAGCCCGACACCGGTGAGCCCTTGGAGATGAGCCGCACCTGGGGCCAGCTGTCCGGCGACGACTTCCACGACGCCCGCAACGAGATCCACGAACTCCTCGACAGCGCCCCCGACGTCTCCCGCTGGGCGGTCCGCCTCGGCACCTGCTACCTGCGCCAGACGACCGAACTGGCCTGGGGCCACGGCGATGCCTGGGACCTCGCTGTCCAAGTCGCCCACCGGCCGGGTATCTCCGACGACCTTCACCAGGCCCTCGTCGGCGCGGTCAGGGACGCGGTGCAGCTCGTCCTCGACAACCGCAACCTCGGGCTCCCCCAGACCACCTGACCGGCGGCCCTTCCCCCTCAGGCCGCCACCCGGGGCCCGCGACTTCCCCCAACCGCGGGCCCCGGGCCCCCCACACAGCACGAAGCCCCGCACACGGCGGGGCCCGAGACGAGAAAGGACGACGGTGTCAGGAATCCACAGCCAGCGCAGCCGAGTACAGCGCCTCACGGATGGTGCGCGACTTGACCTCGTCGTACGAATCCGCGCCGGCGCCGGGGGTCTCGGTGCGCCGGTGCAGCTCGTCGATGATCGCCCGGTCGCGGAGGGCCTGTTCGTAGAAGTCGGGCGGCACCACGTAGGCGCTGCGCTCACTGCGCTCGGTGAAGGCGCCGGGGCGCTTCCCGTACCGCACTTCACGCAGCAGCTGGGTCAGGTTCGCGCGGGCGTAGGTCATCGAGACCTCGGCCACTCCGTCCTCGGCGATCTCAATCCGCTGGTCAGCAGGCATGGCCAGAGTGTAAGTCATGGTCAATCCTTCCATTCTTTCCAATCTTTAAAGTAGTATGGCAGTGCGAGGCCAGCGCTGCCAAGACACCCCAACCAGCCATGTCCAACAACAGAGGAGTCCCCGAGTGGCAAAGCCCAACGTCGGCCGCAGCTGGCGCACCCCCATCAAGCACGACTATTTGTGGAGCATCGTCGGCCAGGAAGCCGGAGCCATCGCCCACCTCGGCGCCCAGACAGGCGCCTGGTACGACCTCACCGCCGGAGACGCCGCACTCATCCCCGGCGAGATGTGGCACCGCGCCTGCTCGCCCGGCATCCTCGCCTACCACGCAACCCAGTCCCAGATCCCCGCGCACGTCCGCCTGCACGAGATCCAGGCCGCCACGTACGACCGACTCCTCGGCAACCTGACCAGCTACCTGCCAACCCTCGGCTACAGCCCGACCAGCACGAGCACTTGGACCCACCCCGGCAACGGCTCCACCGTGACCGCCTACAACCGCAGCGGCGCCGAAGCCGACGTCACCGACGTCAACCGCGACACCGCCGTATTCGTCGTCAACGACCCCAACGCGATCATCGACTGGGCGATGCGGCCCACCTTCGCCGCCGAGATCGCCGACCGCACGTGGCTGTCCCGCTGCCTGTCCACCATGGGCTGCAACCCGGCCGGCCTCAAGCGGCTCACCATCGACGAGCGCATCAACTGGTTCGCCACGGTCCGTGAACAACAAGAGTCCATGCCCGACTACCGCGATCTCTCGCTCGCGGCACTCGACCGCGACGAAGCCCAGTGGGCCTACCTCGTAGCGACCTCCGACAAGTGGCGGGCCAAGACCGACCAGGCCGCCCGGAAGAGCGCCAAGGGCTGCAACAGGTCCGTGAGCATCGCGTGGTGGCGGCAGGACCGCGACGGGTTCTCCGATCTTCTGCTGCGGCTGTTCTTGCAGAAGTCGGAGCTGAAGCAGATCCACGGCCGCGAGCGCGAGTGGATGGCCGCGAGCAACGAACAGCGACTCGCGATGATCCCGCGTCCGGTGGCGCCGAAGGCTGGCGACCTGCCCGACGACGGCGGTGACCTCACTCTGTTCGGCCTGGACGACGTGGCGTGACTCGCCACTACGTGCCGCCGCAACCCGGCGTCGATGCGCCGTACCGGACCTACGCCGAATACCTGCGCCACCCGCGGTTCCTCGCGGTCCGTCGCCTGGTGTTCGAGCGTGCCGCAGGGAAGTGCGAGAGGTGCGCCGACCGGCCACCGACGGAGCCGCACCACCTGCGCTACCCGCCCTGGGGCGCCTTCGACATCCCAACCAACCTGCTCGCCGTGTGCCACCGCTGCCACTGCGACATCCACGGAAAGGCCAACTGATGGCACACCTCGGAGAGTTCGAGGTCCACCCGTTCGCGGACGCGTTCCCGCTCATTGACGGCGACGAGTTCGACCAGCTCGTGATGGACATCAAGAAGAACGGTCTGCGTGAGCCGATCGTCCTGAACCACGACCGCACGGTCCTGGTGGACGGGCGCAACCGCTACCGCGCGTGCGAGGCCGCGGGTGCCGACCCGGTCTTCGAGACGCTGCCCGAGCGGTACACCGAGCCGCTGATCCTCGACCTGATCGTCTCGAAGAACATGGCCCGCCGCCAACTCAATCAGGGGCAACGGGCGCTGATGGCGCTGGAGTACGAGCGGCACTACGCCGCAACGCAGCCCAAGGGGCGCCCCATTGGTGACGCACCGGAGCAGACGACTACACCGCGTGAAAAAAGTGTCGCAGATCTGCGACAGCAAGACTTCTGGGTCGAGCCGCAGGCACCGCGCGAGCGGAAGTCGAGCGAGCGCGCCGCGAAGGCCGTCGGCGCCTCCGGTCGTGCCGTCCAGCAGGCCAAGGCTGTCGTACGCGATGCTCCCGACCTCGCCGCGAAGGTACGCGCCGGAGAGATCGCCCTCGATGCTGCGGACCGCCAACGTAAGCAGCGCATCGCCGCGATGCCCAAGCCCGAGCCCGCGCCCAAGCCAGCATCCGTCATGCTCACCCTGCGCACGCACACCGGCCACGAGGTGAAGTACCCGCAGCCGCAAGCCAAGGCCACGTTCAACGAGTCCAAGGGCGCCGGGATCTCGTGGGCCGCCTGGTCCTGGAACCCTGTCACTGGCTGCCTCCACGGCTGCAACTACTGCTACGCCCGCGAGATCGCTACGAACGAGCGGTACCAGAGCGCCTACCCGGCCGGCTTCACCCCGCTCTTCCACGAAGAGCGGCTCGACGCGCCCGCCAACACCGCCATTCCGGCAGCTCGACGCGATGACCCCGCATACGAGCGGGTGTTCGTCTGCTCCATGGCCGACCTCTACGGCCGCTGGGTGCCTGACGAGTGGATTCAGAAGGTCCACGCCTCGATGTGCGCCAACCCGCAGTGGCAGTACATCACCCTGACCAAGTTCCCCGCCCGGTACGTCGGCTTGCAGATGCCGCCCGGCGCCTGGGTCGGCACGTCCGTCGACGAGCAGAAGCGTGTACGCATCGCCGAAGACGCCTTCCGGAAGATCGACGGCGTCGCCGTCAAGTGGCTCTCCCTCGAACCGCTCAAAGAGCCGCTGGAGTTCACCGACCTGTCCGTCTTCGACTGGGTCGTCATCGGCGCCCAGACCGAAACCAGGCAGCCCGACGGCGTCGTGCCCGCGTTCGCGCCGCCCTTCGAGTGGGTGGCCCGCATCGTCGTCCAGGCCCTCGACGCCGGATGCCGCGTCCACCTCAAGCCCAACCTGCGGACCGCGCCCGGCATGGAGTGGCTCGACCAGTACCCGCTCACCGAGTAGCCGCGCCCATGGGGCCGTCCACCGCGGCCCGTCCCTCCCCTGATCAGCACGAACGTAAGGAAGACGAATGCCGCGCATCCGCACCGTGAAGCCGGAGTTCTGGGAAGACGAGCTCCTCGGCGTCATGCCGCGCGACGCGCGGCTCCTGTTCATCGCCACCTTCAACATGGCGGATGACGAGGGGATCCTGCGCTGGACGCCGGCCTACATCAAGGCGCAGGCCTTCATGTACGACGACGACCTGGCGATCGCCGACGTCGGCAAGCTCATGCAGTGCCTCACCGACACGGGCCTGATCTTCCCGTACATCGGGGGAGCGGCCCGCCAGCAGATGGCCGTCGTCGTCAACTTCCGCAAGCACCAGCGGATCAACCGGCCGCAGAAGAGCAAGCTTCCGCCGCCCTCGACGGGGGCCTGGCAGGTGCGGGAGATGTACGCCCGCCGTGACGGCTGGACTTGCCAGTTGTGCGGCGGCGAGATCCCGCGGCGGATCGTTGTCAACGACGATCACAACCTGGTCATCGACCATGTCCGGCCGGTGGCCGCGGGGGGCACCGACCATCCGTCCAACGTGAGGGCGGCGCACCAGGTGTGCGAGCGGAGCCGCCGCCACTCTGCGGACGGGGAGGAGTTCATTCCGCCGTCCGGACTCCGAGGGCTTGAAGACTCACTGAACGATTCACTGAACGGTTCAGTGAATGACTCACTGAACAAAGTGCACGCTGCGTCGACTTCAGACGCTCTGGCGGATACGCCCCGTGACATTTCTTCAATGAACCATTCACTGACGGAAGGGAAAGGAAGGGAAGGGAAAGGAAGGGAAGGGAACACCCCCCTACCCCCCGGTGATCGGTCAGCGGAACCCGCCGTCGCGCAGACGGGCGAGAGGCACATCGCCGACCGCATGACCGACGCCTTCCTCGACCGCTTCGCCCGCGGCAACTCCTACAAGCGCCGCCAAGTCCGCCAAACCATCGCGGACACCCTCGCGAACGACACCGACCCGAACGAACTGTGGAAGGCCCTGGAACGCCTCGGCAGCCTCTCAAAGCCGATCAGCGCAGGCACCCTCCAGTTCGCGTTCTCGGAGATCCGTCGGGCCGCCTCGAACGTCATCGCCCTACCCAACGGCCAGACCCTCACCGGCACCGACGCCCGCGTCGCCGGCTGGCTCGCCATTGCCGACTCTTGCCCCGACGAGGACACCGCATGATCAAGAAGGAAGCCGCCGTACTCCTCGGCCACGCCGCCGCCTTCGACAACCGCCAGCCCTCCGAAGCCGCTGCCGAAGCCTGGGCCGCCGCCCTCCACGACATCCCGCTCGACGCCGACGCGAAGGCCGCGGTCGCCGCCTACTACACGACCCCACCGGCCAACCCGAACGAACGCCTGTGGATCCTGCCCCACCACATCCGCACCCTCCGCTCAAAGATCCGCTCGGCGCGACTCGTCAACTTCCAGTACGAACCCATCCCCGACGAAACCGTCCCCGAGTTCATGGCCCGACTCCGCGGCCAAACCCAAGCCATCGCCTCCGGCCGCGCCCCGGCACCCATCGGCCGGCTCGCCCTCGAAGCCGACCCGAAGCGGGACAGGGAATTCGTCAAGGAGCTCACGGCCCGCGGCTGGGAAGGCAACCGGACGGTCCTGGACTCCGACGAGGACGCGGTGAAGACGGAGCTCGTCGACACCGTCCGCCGCACCGGCCCCCTCGGTGTCGAGTGCCCCGCCTGCCACGCCGCCATAGGACGCCCGTGCAAGACGCCAGGCGGCTCCGCGAAGCAGCCGCTGGGCAAGCCCCGCCCCAAGCCGCACAGCGCCCGCCTGCGAGCCGCACAGGGCGTCCCCGAGCAGACCGCCAACCAGCGCGCCACCGCCGAGCAGGCGATCCGGGCGCGCGCCGCCCAGCACTTCGCCCGCGACGACGGCCAGATCCACGACGCCGTGATCGTCGAGGACCAGCCGTGACCAAGCCGCCCGAGTGGTCGATCCGCTGCCCCTGGTGCGAAGCCGCCCCCGGCACCCGCTGCACCAGCCCCCGCGGCCGACGACTCGCAGTCGACAGCCACGACGCACGCATCACCGCCTGGAACACCCGCCCGAAGGAGACCAACCGGTGAACCACACCATCCCCACCACCCCTCAGGACGACCCCGCCGACACGATCATGGCCGCGCTCGCCCACGGCCTCACCGGCCACCCCGAGAAAGCCGCACCCCTCTTCGAGCCCTTCCTCAGCGGCCCCGCCACCGCCGTCAGCCTCTTCGCCGCCCTCGCCGAAACCGCCGTCGGCCCCTCCCGCGACCCCCGGCTCGCCGACAGCACCTTCGGGCTCCTCGTCCTCGACGCCGCAACCGGTCAGCACGGCAGCGTCAACGACCTACCCGCAGGCGTCCGGTTCGCCGCCCAGTTCACCGCCGCCTGGGCCAACGGCCAGCGGGACACCGCCTACGCCCTGTTCAACGCGCTCGTCGCCCCCGGTGACGACGCCGCCGCCATCGCTTTCGCTGACGCGACTCGCGCCCTGTTCGACATGGCCATCGCCACGCTGAAGGAACAGACCGGAGGCAGCCAGTGACCGGCTTCAAGCCGCACCCCGCCGTCCACGCCCCCTGGATGTTCATGTGCGCCATGGACGACCCCGACGCCGTGATCATCTCGTTCGCCGAGAACCCCGGCGCCCAGATCGCAAGCGCCCTCCTCGAAGACGTCGGCGACTGGCACCACGCGATCAAGAACCTCCAACGCACCGACGTCCCACCCGGCGTGACCGCCGCCCTGGACGCCTTCCACGACGCCGTGTGCGGCTGGGTCGAGTGGAACGAGCAAGCAGCCAAGCGGACGGAGCCCGCCCCGTGACCCCGCTGGAGCGGCTCCTCGCCGAGGAACTCCCCACCGGCACCTTCGGCCACGCCCAACCACCACCCCCCGGCCCACGCCCCTGGACCGCACTCGAACAAGCCGAACACCTCGCCGCCCTCGAAACCGCCCTCGACGGATGGCACTGGCAAGACGACCCCCGCCACCTCCGCGTCGTACGCCAAACCGACGCCGCCTGAAAGGCCCCGCCATGACCGACACCCGCTACTGCACCGGCGACCGCTGCGCCGACTGCACCCCCGACGACGAATGCTGCGAAGCCACCTGCGGCTGCTGCCCCCAAGTCACCGCACAGGACTGGTGCTGGCTCCGCGAAGGCTCCGACGACGACAGCAAGTACTGCTCGCAGCACGGCGAAGGCCACCTGCTTCCCCGCTCGCCCGAAGCGGAGCGCAGGTACCAGATCCTCCGCAACGCCTAGCTGATCAGCACCGCGCGCGACCCATCGCCACCCCCCGCCAACCACACGACCTGACCCGCGAGTAAGGAACCCGAAATGACCATCCGCCACTTCACCCCCGACCAGCTCGAAGAACTCGACGCCCCGTACACCCGCCTCCACGACGAGCAGGTCGACACCCTCCGCTGGTCCGAGATCCGCTCCTGCGTCTTCCGCACCGAAGACGGCACCGCCTACCAGGTCACCTACCAGCGGCCACTCACCGAGCACCAGGACTGCGACACCTGGTTCGACGAGGACCAGATCAAGGCTGTCGAGGTCGAGCAGCGGCCCGTCGTCGTCCAGCAGTGGAAGCCCGTCACCGCCCCGCGCGATCCCGGCCTCGACAGCGTGCTGCCCGCCTGGGAGGCCATGATACGAGCCCGGCAACGTCTCCGACTACCTCATCGGCTACGCCAACAGCGAGGCGGCTGCGAAGGGCGCTGCCGTGGCGTGGCTGCGGTCGCAGAAGGATCAGGTCGGCCGTCTGGAGTGGGTGCCGCAGACCCCGCTCGACGGCTACGACACCGAGTTCGAGCTCGCCGAACTGCACGACGACGGGATCGACACCGGGCCTGGGATCACCGTCCGCCACCGTCTCGCCACCCCGACCGCCAACTGATCACGAGGAGATCACCATGACCAGCCCTCTCACCACCCAGCAGCAAGCCGCTCTCAAGCCCCTCGCCGCCGTCATCGAGGCCGCCATCGCCGAAACCCCGATCCGGCTCGGGACCGACGACTGGGGCACCGTCCTGGGCGCCCGCCTGCTGGCCGACGTCGCCGCGTTCATGGGCCGCACCCTCGGCCCCGACGCCCCGGTGCTCGCCGAGGTACAGGCCGAACGGGAACGCCAGGACGCCAAGTGGGGCGAGCAGAACCTCCTCGACGGCACCGGCGGATCGGGAGCCCTGTACGTCGCCGACCGCTACCGCTCGGTCGTCGACGAGGCGCTGAAGACCGACTCCGCAACATGGCGCGACGTGTTCCTGGAGGAGGCCTACGAGGCGCTCGCCGAGTCCGAGCCCGAGCGGCTGCGTGCCGAGCTGGTTCAGGTGGCTGCGGTTTGCGTGAAGTGGATCGCCGCGATCGACCGCCGCCAAGCCGCCGTCTCGTCTGTCGTCTGACCACCCACCACCAGGAGACCCGACATGACCACCCTCGACACCCTCACCCTCGACCTCACCCCGCCCCCCGGCGGCCAGACCCTCCACCACACCAACCGCGCCACCATCATCTGGGGCGACTGCCGCGACCCCGAGATCATCGACCAAGTCGACGACGGCTACGGCCTCCTATGCACCGACCCGCCCTACGGCGTCGCCTACAACTCCGGCCGCAGCACCAACTTCACCCAGATCGCCGGAGACGACGGCACCACCGACTGGCCTGCCGTCCTCGCCGAATGGGTCGGCCCCGAAGGCACCCGCATCCGCGGCCTCCGCGACAAACGCCACCTGTACGTGTTCGGCTACACCGCCGAACAACTCGCCACCCCGCTGCGCCTCGGGGCCACCGAGGATCTCCTCTGGGACAAGATCAGCATCGGGATGGGCGACCTCA